CTGATCGTGTTGAAGCACCGCAACGGCCCCACCGGGACCGTGAACGTCGCGTTCGTGGACAGGTACACTACGTTCGGTGACCTTGCGCGGGAGCCGAACGCGGCTTCGCGGCGGTACGATCCTTGACCCCACCCACCCACCCTGATATACGTAATGGTGTCGTGGCGAAGCCTGACTACACCGGAATCGTCGCGATCCCCGCCGTCAGCGAAATCTTCCCTGGTCTGTGGCAAGGAGTCCGCCCAGAGTCCTACATCGGGTACTCCCTCGTGGTGTCGTGTGAGGAGTTCCTAGCGAAGAAACCGATGGAGGGCTACCAGGGTGTGACAGTCCATGTGCCGCTAGTGGATGATGACGAGTTCGACTTGCCTTCGATGCAAGGCGCGATCTACGCAGCTGCCCTAGCCGCGGCACGCTGCCTCGGCGAAGGCCCCGTTCTCGTTCACTGCTCGGGTGGGTTGAACCGCTCGTCGCTCGTAACCGTTGAGGTGCTGGTCGACCTCGGCTACTCGCGTCGCGAGGCTGTCGAACTGATCCGTGAGAAGCGCGACAAGTTCTGTCTGTGTAACCGTGCGTTCGAGCGGTGGGCGCTCCGTGAGTTCCTACCCACCGCCGAAACCAGCGCGTTCCGCGAAAGCGCGTAGCGGTGGCGAAGAAGTGGAGTGAGAGCGACCGTAGCTGGCGTGTGGAGTTCTGGCTGTCCGAAGCAGCCGCCGGGTGCCCCACACCAGGGAAACGCACCTATGAGACACGGAAGGACGCACGGACGGTGCTGCGGCGGTTGGGGAAACCCACCGTTGACCCGAAGGGAAAGTTGGTCGCGTATCTGTGTGCGTGCGGTGGGTATCACTGCGGGTCGCAGGTGTTGCCGACAAGGCAGGCTGCGCGTGACTGTGCTACCCGGAAGCTCGACCCGCCCGCTGCGGCGTGAGCGCCCCGTCGCGTACCGACACCGTCGCATATCTCGCCCGTGCGTATCCGCGGCAGCCGTTCGACCTAGGCCAGTACGAACGCGAACTCGCGGACATACCCGAATCCACCCTGGCGGCGGCAGTGAAAGCGTTGCTGCGAACGTCGCGGGAGTGGGCACCATCGGTGGGTGAGATCCGCGCCGCCTGCGCCGAAACCGCGTTGGGGCTGCCGACGGAACGCGACGCGGCACGGCAGGTCGAGGCGCGCATCCAGTGGGCACGCGGCCCCCGCCAAGCGGACGCCCCGGTAGTGCATCCGCTGGTGCGGGAAGCCGTCGCGCATGTGGGGGGGTGGCACTCGATCCGGTGCGCCGACCGCCCCGAAGTCGTACGGGGGCAGATGCTTCGGTTCTTCCGTGAGGCACGCGACGCTGAGATCCGTGCGGTCGCCGCCCTGGACATGACTTGACAACTTCGTATAGCAGGGTGTAGTGTTGTGGTTGTCACGGTCACACCAACACGGAGGTACGAAATGTTCAAGTACATCAACAGAGGAAGCCACTACGAAGTAGTAGACGCGACTGGCGAGGTTGTCGAAACCGTTGTCGATCACTACGCTGCCTATCAGCGGGTACATGAACTCAATATCGCGATCTGGAAACAGTCCGAGCGTCACACTACCCGCACTAGAACTCGCACTCTTGGCGGTTCGCCCATTCGTGGCGGTGGCACCTTCCGCTGCTCCGAAGCCCACTGCTCCTGTGGATGGAGTTCAACCGACAACGGTCAAACCTACTCCGAATCAATGCAGGCGATTCGTGAGCATCTCAAAGAGATGGACGTTTACACAACATCTCTTGAGCAAAGCGTCTACGCGTATATCAAGCCAGACGGATCAACCTCCGCACAAATCGCGGAGAAGGCTGGGAAGACCGTTGGACGTGTGGAGAAGGCGCTCGTGAAAATGGTCGAGCGCGGCAACGTAGAGAAGCGCGAAGACGCTACCTATGTTCGAACTGACAAGTGGTTTTCTTGGAACGACTGATGTCTTAGCGGCGGGGTGGACCGTGACAAGCCCTCCGTGAACCGCCGCTAGAGACGTAGCGCCTCGCAAGGGGCGCTACGTCGTTCAGGGGGTACGGGCGTAACTGTGCGCTACCCTGACACACGATGACCGAGTTGAGACAGCTGTTCGTGCGGTTGCAGTCCGCCACCACAGGGCTGCCGTTCGCCCCCGAAGGGTTGCGCGCCGCCATCGTCACCGACGTGCTCGAACGGGAGAGCAACCTCAACGACACCGTCGTCGCTGTCCTCTCCGAGCACTACGGGACACCGTGGGAGCCACGAGGCAGACGCGCCCACCCGAACCCCAACGATGACGTGCTCGCGCTACGGGTCCCAGCCGTGTTGCTGGCGGCGGTGGACGCGGGGGCAGCAGCGAACGGCTTGTCGCGGCAGGACGAAACGATCCGCACACTGAGCGAGCACTACGGTCTCACGTTCGAGGCGATGCGGAAACGGCACGGCCCACGCCGCGCCACCATCGCCGCCTGAGCGTCACGCCCGCGTGACGGGCCTCAACCTCAGGTTGAGAGTTGCCCAGCCCGCTTCCCTGCTATATCATCGGTCACGTGAGCCGCTACGAATACGAACTAAGCAAGACCTACGAGCCTGACTTCTACGCGCTCATCATGGCAGCGATGAGGCAGGCCGACTCCACCAACGCAGCGAAGCTCCGTGCGGCGTTCCCCGAGACGTGGGACGAGGTGCAGGCACGGTATAACGCGCCAGGCGGCTTCCTTCCAGGCGAGCACGTAGAGACGAGCAGCTAGTGGGCTATTTCTCCAACGGCAGCGAGGGCGCAGCGTACGAGGCGCACTACTGCACCAACTGCATCCACTACGACCTAGACATCGGTGTCGACCCGCCGTGCCCCGTCTGGATGGCGCACACCCTCCATAACTACGAGGAGTGCAACAACCCCGACAGCATCCTCCACCTCCTGATTCCCCGTGACGAGGACGGGTTGGGGAACGGTCAGTGCAAGATGTTCGTCGGCCGTGACGGCGCGCAACCAGGACAGGAGTCGCTGCTGTGAGCGAGATCGCTACCCGTGAGAACTCGGTGTTCGCTGGTTTGGAGCAAGCCGCGAACCTCCCCGACGGCTCACTGTCCCTCGTCGGACTCGACCTCGAAGGGCACCAGCTGTCGTTCGAACAGTGGGAGAGCATCGGCCGTGGCCTCGGCCACGTTCACCGCTGGTCAGCGTTCGCGTTGGGCGACTGGCTGCTGTGGGGTGTCGGTTCGTTCGGTGACGACGCCTACGCCGCTACGGAGGGCGCGACACCTGACCGTTACGACGTAGCCGCGCGTGTCACAGGACTCGCGGCGGACACGCTCCGTAACTACATGAGTTTGTCGGCGCGTATCGCGAAGTCCCGGCGGCGCGTCGAACTGCCTGCGCTCACACATGAGCCAGTTGGCAAGTTGTCACCGGATGAGCAGAACGAGTGGTTGCAAAAGGCGGTTGACAACGCCTGGACTCGTGAGGATTTGCGTGCCGCGATCAACGGCCCGCGGCAAAGCACAGGCGGTGGGGGTGGCGCGTTGGGGCGGCGCGACAGGATCATGGTCGCCGCCGAGCACGTCGCGTGGTGCGCCCATAAGGCCGCGGAACTCGCGGAGCCGTACGAAGACGGCTATCTGATCCCGTCGCATGTGTGGGAGCCGTTGGTGGCTGCCCTGAACGAAGGAGAGGAAGCATGACAGTTCGGGTGACTACCCGTAACGGCCGCGCGTTCACACTCGCGGACACATTCAAGTCCAAGGACGACGTGCTCGCCGTGATCAGCGATGCGGTATCCGGCTCACTGGTCGGCTCGATGAGCGCCGGGGTAGACGTGTGGCTCGACACCGACGATGGCGGAGCGATCCGCTACAGCAGCATCGACACGATGGAGGAACACCCCGATGGGTTCTGAGAAGACGCTCACCACGTTCCATGTGTTCAAAATGAGCGACATCGTGTACCCGGATTCTGGCGAGACGCGCGCGGTCTGGGTTCCTAGCGGCGATGTGCAGGCCAGGGACCGCGACCACGCTCTGCGGGTGTACGCGATGCAGGCCGCTGACACAGACAGCGATCCGGTGAACGGCACGTTCGTCGCGGTGAGCGAGGTGGCGTGGCAGCCACGGAAGATGTCGGTGAAGTCGGAGCCGAAGATTGAGATCACGCCCGCGTGACCGACCTAGCCGTCAACGAATCCCGCGAACTCGTACTCCCCGGCACGGGCCAGATCGTCAACCTCGATGATGCCGCGGAGGTCGCGCGTGCGTTGTCGTCGCTGCGGGACTGGAAGCGTCACGCCGACGGCGCCCGCGCGGTGTTGGAAGCCGCGCTGGTGGAGGAGAGCGCACGGCAGGGCACCAAAACGTTGCACCTGGGGGCGGTGACAGCTTCGGTGAGCGCGGACACGGAACTCACGTGGGACATCACCGAACTCGTGAAGCTGTTGGACGCGGGGCTACCTGCGGAGCGCTACCAGGCGCTTGTAGGGGAGACAGTCACCTACAAAGTCAATGCGGCGGTCGCGAAGCAGATCGCGGGAGCGAATCCCGCGTACGCCGTGATCGTCGCGGCTGCGCAGACCCGGACCCCGAAAAGGCAGTACGTGCGGATTGAGGGCGCATGAGCGTCCCTCTCGAAGAGACGCTCGGCTTGGTGCGAGTGACGCTTGTGCTTTGCACAGGTTGTCTCGCTGGTAAGGGCGGAGAGTGTCACACGCCAGGGTGTTCGCTCTGGATGAACCGTGGGCCGGACATTCCTATCGTTGACTCTTGCGAAGAGTTCAAGCCACTTACCGAATGGAAGGATGCATGAAGCCGCGTCGCGACACACAGGTGGAAGTGACGTTGATCTGCGGGTGCGTCACCAACCCTGAGACACGCGCAGGTGGGGCCGACTTCGTGTACCGGGTAGTGGCGTACGGTGAGTTCGTGTGCCCTCACGCGCATGTCGTGGGTGACCGTATCGACACTCGGGGCCGTCTCGTCGTGAACGGAGAGTCGCTGTGACCGTCCGCACGGATTACACGCGGGAGGAACTGATCGCTATCTGCGAGCAGGCGACAGTGCCGGAGACGAACTGGCACGACCTCGACAGCTACACGGCACAGTTCCAGGTCGGTGAGTGCTGGGCGCTCCTACGCGCTGGGTGCGAGTTCGACGTTCACGGTGTCGAGAGCGACCCGGCGACAGACCACGAAACGATCTGGCTCACCACGTGGGGTAAAGGGTTCTCGTACTTCGAGAACCACGAAAGCGACGACGACCCCCGCGCGTATAAGGAGGACGAGTTGCACTATCTACCGACACCGGAACGTCTCGCTAAAGTTGAGAGCGCGCAGGCGTATCGTCGTGATCAGTACGCGCACATCACTGGTGCTGGGGACTGGTACTAGCCATGACGGACACACCGAAGTCGACCTACCGCTGCCCGAAGTGCAAAGAAACGGACGGATTCTTGGAAGCCGTGCTCGTGCAGGGCTTTCGTTCTCTCGATAAGAACCTAGAACCCACAGACGGTGAGAAAGATGTCGACTGGGACCACGTCGCGCGAGACTCAGGCGCTTTCTGTGAAGTTGGGTGCGGAGAGTGCGGTTGGGATGGCGCGCGCTCAGAGCTAGTCAAGCTCGAGCTTGACGGCGAGCCGTTGCCGTACGTCCATCCCGGACAAATCACACTCGCGTGAGCTACGCGCAGAACACCACCGTCTCTGTCGAGAAGTCCCGTGCGGAGATCGAACGGATCTTGCAACGCTACGGGTGTGACGCTTTCATGTATGGCTGGAACGACAAGGGCGCAGCGATCCAGTTTCGCGCGCACGGTCGTCACATCAAGTTCGAGTTGCCGCTTCCCGACAAGACTGACCGACGATTCACGCAGCACTCGCGCGGGTACCGAACCGCTGACGCTGCGTTGGAGGAGTGGGAGCAGGCGTGCCGCCAACGCTGGCGTGCGCTCGCGCTCGTCGTGAAAGCGAAGTTGGAAGCCGTCGAGGCCCAAATCACCCTGTTTGAAGACGAGTTCATGGCCCATATCGTTTTGCCTTCGGGTGAGACGGTGGGTGAGTGGATGCGCCCCCAGATAGATGAGGCGTACGTGTCTGGGGCGATGCCGACAAAGATGCAGTTGGCTCTCCCGTCTGGTCCCTCGGAGTGAGCGAACCGCGTGTGGATGTAGACGGCTACGCACTGTGGTGCGTGGTGTGCGACAAGGCCGTACGGAAGTCGGACTCGCTCGGGTTCCGCACTGACCTGAACCGCGGCATCGTCGTGGGACGCCGTGTGTGGCACCTGCGGGCGAAGGACTGCAAGCCGTGAGCCGTGAGTTCGATCTTTCGTCTCTGACGAAGCTGATTGAGGCTGTCGAATGGATTCAGTCCAACGATCTCGTTCTCTGTACGGAGGGCCGACGTGTCTACAACGCACGAGTGTTGGAGGAGCTACAGAACTTTGAGAGGGTCAAGCGTGTCGCGTCTGGGCATCCGCTCACGCGGGTGTCAGTCGAACTACTGGAGCAGCAGGGCTTGGACGGCGTAGCGAATATTGCCCGCCGCTACGCGATAGATCGCTCGCGACGCAGATGGTTTAGGAGGCGGCAGTGAAGCCTGGTAAGCCGTTGCAGCGGCGCACGCCGTTGAAGGCGAAGACCCCGTTGGCGCAGGGCGATAGCCAGTTGAAACGCACCGAGCTAGCCCCTATCGGGGCGAAGGGGCGTGCGTCACGCGCGCGTGATAACGCTCAGGTGAAGGTCGAGGGTTCAGCGTTCCGTGCGGCCATCTCGGGTGAACGGTGCGCGCAGTGCGGCTGCACCGAGCAGGAAGCATGGGACGAAGACGGCGCACCCTTGCAGGCGCACCACGCCGTCCCTCAGCAGCGATTGAAACGACTCGGCTTGCACGCGCTGCTGTGGGACCCCCGCAACGCTGTAGCGCTTTGCGCGAGCGACCATATGCGTCACACGTCCCGCCACGCCGTCGTGGCGTTCGAGCGGCTTCCGGTCTGTACCGTCCAGTTCGCCACCGAGCACGGGCTGCTCGACGCATTGCTGCGGGAGCATCCGCGCAAGCAAGTAGCCTGACCGCATGACTAAGAAGCCTGTGCTGTACTACGGCCCGTTCGGTGTCCTCCACACCACCGTCCGCGAAGCCTTGTTGCTGGACGCCGACGCAATCTTGTTCGGGGCGCAGTTCGTGATGGTCGGTCAGGACGGGTTGCAATACAGGATCGATCCGCGGCAGGTTCGACCTGTCGGTGACGTAGAGTTGCAGGCATGACCGCCGTCACGAAGGTGTGGGAGGGATCGTCCGCATTGAGCGAGTTCCTCGTTCCTATAGACACGTTGGACCCGTTCTCGGGTAACGCACGCAAAGGCGACGTGCCCGCTATCCGTGCGTCCTTGGAACGCTTCGGGCAAGTACGTCCCATACTGGTCGACGGCACCACGATCATCGGCGGACACCATCTTGTGTTGGCGGCGCAGGAACTCGGGTGGACGCACGTAGCGGCTATCCCGAACGAGTTCCGCGACGACAACGAACGACTCGCCTACAACGTGGCCGATAACGGAACCGCTGCCGCAGGTGCGTTCGATGACGCGCTTCTAACGGATCAACTGGCGTTGCTCGCGGAGATGGACGACGGTCTTAGCGGTACAGGCTTCGCGGACTCGGATCTTGACGCTGCTTTGAAACGCTTGCAGAAGCTCGATGAGACCGGTCCTGCGGTGATCGATGCGAAGAGCGGTAAGCGCGAGCACCGCGATCCTGGCTTGAAGGAACTCGTGCTGGTGTATAGCGAGGCGGACTTCGCGCAAGCAGAGATTTGGTTGGGCATCGTTGCACGCGAGCGCGGCACGTCGGGTACGTCCGAGAGTGTTCTGGCTGCGTTGATGCTCGCCGCGCAGCAACTGAACGGGTAACCGGAACTCTCCTCCGGGTTTCACGCCCACGTGATGACCGTCTACCTCAGGTCGAGGTTTGCTATCCGATGCTATGGGCATCGTATAGCTAGATGCCTTATGCACAGCGAATCGTTCTACAGCACGGCCAGGTGGCGGGCGCTTCGCGCCCAAGCACTGGCTAGAGACGACGACCGTTGTACCGTGGCGCGGCTGCTTGGCGGCGCTTGCTCTAACGCACCCCTCCACGCTCACCACATCGTTGCGTTGTCCGAGGGCGGCGACCCGTACGATCTGTCGAACATCGGCACGTCGTGTTCGGCTCACCACCCGATGTGGGAGAGTTTGCGTCGTGCGGTCGTGCGACAGGCCGTTAGGGATCACCCGCGGTGCGGGCATCATCACGCGACAGAGCAGGCCCGCAAGTTGTGTGAGGCGCGGTTGGCTCGTCGTCGGGGTATGGTCGCCGCCTAGACACTTGCGCTCCCACGTTCCCTGCTATACGATGGGGGTATGACCGAAGCGGAGGATCTGATCCGGTTGAGGATGGAGCAGCTGCTGCTGTACGCGCGCTGCTCCGAACGTCTCCTCGGGTCGCTGACCTACACCCGTCACACCCTGGACTCGTTGCAGGCGCTCGTTGCCCTCGATCCTGAGTTGGCCCCGGAGATCGTGGCGGCGATGGCGGGTTTGAACGCGACGCATGACGCTCTGACGAGGGCGTTCGCGTTCGCGGATGCACGGTTGACGGTGCAGCAGGAGAAGCCCGCGTGACCGACCTGACGCGTTTGACGACAGACGATCTATGGCCGCGCGACAATCCCGCGTACAGGTACAGGTTGTATAAGTGGGACGGCGCGGACTTGGCAGTGGTGTGCGCGTGCGCCGACCCAGGCGCGGTCGGTGTCGCGCTCGTGGTGCTCACGGACGAGGGGGAGTCGATCTGCGGGGTACTTGACGTGCAGCCTGGCGGCCGGGTGTGCGAGACGGGCACGTGGATCGTTTCGCCGTTCGCCGCGACACCGTTCGCGCAGTCGTGAGGCTCGCGGTGGCCGATCCGCCCTACCCTGGGCGCGCGCACCTGTATGCGGACCACCCCGATTATGCGGGTGAGGTTGACCACGAGGAGCTGATCTGGAAGCTCCGATATGACGGCTATGACGGGTGGGCGCTGTGCACGAACGCGGAGTCGCTCCGGTGGATCTTGCCGTTGTGCCCGCGCGAAGCTCGGGTGTTGGCGTGGGTGAAGCACACCGTCACGGTGTCGTGGGAACCCGTGATCGTCATGTCGGCTCGTGTCCCGCAGGGGGTGAGGGACTGGAACCAGGTTGAGCCGGACTCCTATCAGTGGCGGGTGAAGCCCGACAGTTACGTGATCGGTCAGAAGCCGGTGGCGTTCTGCCGGTGGGTGTTCGAGTGGCTTGGTGCGCGCCCGGACGACACCTTGGACGATCTGTTCCCTGGGAGCGGCCAGGTGGGACGTGCGTGGGTTGACTGGCAGGCGGCACCGGGGTTGCTGTTGGGGTTGTCTCCGTCTGCTGAGAAGCGCGCTGCGCGTCGGGCGCGCGCGAAGGCAGAGCACCCGCCGTTGGAGGGATTAGACGGTGCGTGAGGGGAAGCGCCAGAAGGTGTACGCCCGCGACAACCACCGGTGCGTGGCGTGCGGAACGTCCGATGATTTGACGATTGACCATATCGTGCCGTTGTCGCGTGGCGGCACGAACCGGCACGAGAACTTGCAGACGATGTGCGGACCGTGTAATAGCGCGAAAGGAAATCGTCTCCCCGACGAGACGAACGAGGAACCAGTGACAAAGCGTTCTGCGCGGAAGAAGCGCGTGCTTCGGTCACCGGGGGGTATGGGTTTGGTTCATCACCGTTACTGCGACGCGAACTACTGCTTCTGCGAGTGCGAGATATATCTCGCGGGGCACCCGGAACTGGCGTTGGCGTTGCGGGTCGAGAAGAACCGTCGCGGTATCGAGTTCACCGCGTTCGACGCTAGGGGCAGCCAGTGAACGCGTGGCAGCGGCAACGGGTGCGGGAACTGATCGACCTGGCGCGCCGCCGGAGACTCGCTGTGCGTCGCTGCGAGTTCTGTGATGCGGAGTTCGCGCCGCGGTCGTTCGAGGATAGGCGGAAGTATTGTCGTGGGGTGTGTCGTAAGGCGGCGGAGCGCCTGAACCGTGCGTTCGTATAGCACTGTTCTCACGCGGGCGTGACGGGCACCGATTTCACCCCCCGGCTGATCCTCGGCGACTGCGTCGAAGCGATGGCTGCGATCGAACCGGAATCCGTTGACGCGGTCGTGTGCGACCCGCCGTACGAACTCGGGTTCATGGGAAAATCGTGGGACAGTTCTGGGGTCGCGTTCGATCCGAAAACGTGGGAGGCTGCTCTCCGTGTGCTGAAGCCTGGCGGCCATCTGTTGGCGTTTGGTGGCACCCGCACAGTTCATCGGATCGCCGTCGCTATCGAGGACGCTGGATTCGATATACGCGACCAGATCGCTTGGATGTTCGGCTCAGGATTTCCCAAAAGCCTTGATGTATCAAAGGGGATCGACAAGCTCGATGCGTCGGTGGAACGGCTGGATCGAGCACGCACGTTCCAGACATGGCTACGCGAGCACATGACTCCGCAACGGGTGAACGAGATCACTGGGACGGACATGGGGCATCACCTCACGACCCACCCGACTCAGCCGAGCGTCGCGACGGCTGATCTATTTGATCTTCTTCGACCGTACCTTCCGGCGGTTCCCGCCGAGATCGAGAGGCTAGTCGCTGAACGAACCGTCGAGTCTCAGGACTTCAAAGCAAGAGAGATAATCGGCGTGGCGGAGATGGTCGACACATCGGAGTCCCGCCTTGGATTCGCGGGCGAAACGCACGGAGGGACAGGCGCGACACGCGTTGTTCCGATCACGTCTCCGTACACCAGCGCCGCCCGCGAGTGGCAGGGCTGGGGAACAGCGCTCAAACCTGCGCACGAGCCAGTCGTATGGGCTCAAAAGCCGTTTAGTCCGGTACCATGTTGGGATGAAGTCAACACTATCCACCATGGTCTCGCGGCACTTCTATGGCTAGCACTCACACCTGCGAAGCGTGCGGTGAATCCTTCCTTGTCAAGTCTTCGCGGGCCGCACGCGGCATGGTGCGTTTCTGCTCGCGTGAGTGTCGCAACGGTCATGTCACCCGACGAATCCGAGCGGACGGGTACGTACAACTCACTGGCGCTGGCCGCAACGTGCTCGAACATCGTCAAGTCATGGAGCAGCATCTTGGCCGACCTCTCAACACAGACGAGAATGTCCACCACCTCAACGGCATCAAGCACGACAACCGCCTTGAGAACCTTGAACTCACTACTCGCGCCGCTCACATCGCCGACCACCATGCCAGTGTGCGAGTGCCTGACCGTTGGGCAACCGTGCTATGCACAGAATGTGGACGCTCCTTCGAGCGTCGAATGGACGAAGTGGCTCGACATCCTGAGTGCTTCTGCTCCCGCGACTGCTATCGAGCCCATCGCGCTCGCGGTGGCGTCAGCACTTGCGCAGGTTGCGGACGTGAGTTCAGGCGTCCTGGCGGTGGCAAGTTCTGCGGGCCAGACTGCTACCACCGCAGCCGACGCAAGTCCTGAACCGGCGTTCGAGCCGATCGTCGTCGCACGCAAGCCACTGATAGGGACTGTCGCCGCGAACGTCCTCGCGCACGGCACTGGGGCGCTCAACATCGACGCGTGCAGGATTGGTACTAATGGAGGTACTCGCGATCTTCCGATTGGTGACGGCATCCGCACGAATCAGGTGTATGGAGAGTATGGCGCATGTACCACAGAGGAACTTAATAGCGGTCGCTGGCCCGCGAACGTGATCCTCGACGCCGAGGCTGGCGTGATCCTCGACGCGCAGACCGGGGAGTCGGTCAGCCGTATCGGCGCGCCGCGCGCCTCTGCCGCTCCGGGCGATGGGTGGGGCATGACTTCGACGGGTGCGGAGTACGACGACATGGGAGGGGCGTCGCGGTTCTTCTACTGCCCTAAAGTCAGCCGCGCGGAGCGCAGTGCTGGTCTTGAGGCAGACGCAGCCTCTGTTTGGACTGACGGACGGAAGGTTGCGGCGGATAATCCGCGGCTTCGTGGCGCGACGGCGCGTGCGAATCATCACCCGACCGTGAAGCCCATCGACTTGATGCGGTACCTGATCCGTCTTGTCACGCCACCTGGGGGGACGGTGTTGGACCCGTTCATGGGGTCGGGGTCGACGGGTTGCGCGGCGGTTCTTGAGGGGGCACGGTTCATCGGGATTGAGCGTGAGCAGGACTACATGGCTGTCGCAGAAGCACGGGTCGCGTTTTGGGCGGAGCATGGTGAGGATGCGCTCGCGGTGATGTACGCGCGGGATGCAGCGGAGCGTGAGAAGGAGTCGGTGGTTGAGAGCGGCCAGATGGATTTGTGGGATGTGTTGGGTTGAGCGGGAACATGGACAGGTTGCGGATCGCGCTGGCGCGTCTTAGCGGTACGAATGTGGATCGGCCGTGGGAGTGGCGTGGCGGCTACCCGCAGCACGTGTTCGCGGTCGGATCGGTGGTTGAGGTCGCGGAGGTGTTCGAGAACCCGGATTTCCCGTCGTCGCTGGCGGAGTTCATCGCTGCTTGCGATCCGCCGACAATCCGGATGTTGTTGGAGAAGGCGGACGGGTGACTGCGGCTGAGGTGAAGGCGGCGTTGTACCGCCGTCACCCGGCGCTCGGACCTGTGGCTGGTCCTGGTGCGTGGACGTGCCTTGAGGAGTGGCGCAACATCGACCTTTTGGCTATGTCGGCGTGGGGGTCTACGAAACCGTGCGGGCATGCACGGGTGGGCTACGAGGTGAAGGTGTCTCGTAGCGATCTGCGGCAGGAGTTGTTGAATCCACGGAAGCGCTTGTTGAACGTGGAGTGGTGTAACGAGTTCTGGTTGGCTGTCCCGAAGGGCTTGCTGACCGCCGCGGAATTGGCGTTCGTGGAACCCGTTTGGGACGACGATGCGTTCAGCCGGTCGTGGTGCCCGAACCGCCGTCACGGCCGCTGCAAGGAGATGGTTCCTGTCCCGACGACTGCGTCACGTCATGTGTCGCGGTACCCGTACGACGCCAAGGACGGCTACGGAGCCTATGGCGGCTACCGCACCATTGAGTGCCGGGTGTGCGGCGGGAGGGGCTATCTCGCGAAGTCCACGGTGGAGCTGACGGCCCCGACGGTGTGGGTCCCCGCCGATCTAGGGCTGATCGAGGTGGACGACCATTGTGCACGGGTGGTGAAGCCAGCGCCACGCCGGAAACAAGTACCTGCTCTGGGACCGCACGAACTGGGTCAGTTGGTGCGGTGGGTGAGCGTGCGCCCAGACCCGCGTCATCGTGCTCTTGATCCTGCCGCTTCCCACCAACCCGTATTTACCGAGGAGTGACAATGCACCTACGGTTCGTGATTGAACGTCCCTTCCAACTACGAGGCTCCTTCCACCGCTCCTCGATCTCAACCCGGCTCATGTGGGGCTGGTTAGCGGTCACCTATGTGAAGGTGGACGAACACACCTACGCGACCACCGCATACGACTGGGTCGAACGGAACGAACGTTAGCCTGCTATAGCGGCAACGTCCGCCCCACGCATGTACCCTGACACACCAACCATGAGCACCGTAGACGACACCGCACCCCCCACTCAGAACAAGGAGAAAAGCAGAGGACGCGTCGAGAACCTCCGCCCCTTCCAGAAAGGCGTGTCCGGGAACCCAGGCGGACGCCCCAAGGGACTCGCGAAAGCCGTCCGTGAACGCCTCGACAAAGCCGCCTCGACCACAGAGGGACAGACAGGAGCTGATCTCCTCGTCGGGTTCTGGACGAGCATCATGGCGAACCCGAAAGAAGACACTGTGCTTCGGTTGAAGGCGTCTCAGTTTCTCGCGGAGCGCGGGTGGGGGAAGGCCCCGCAGTACGCACCAGTGGAAGCCGACGATCCATTGGAGATGACGGATCAGGAGGCTGCTGAGGTAGCGACGCAGTTCGACGCTCGCTTGAGCGAACTCGACGCTCGCCGCACGAACGCTGCGTGACGGGCAGCGAATCCCCTCTGGAGCGTCTTGCTGCTCTGCCTCCTCATGAGCGGGAGGCGCTGATCGCGGAGGAGGCACGGAAGCACGGCATGTCCCCGGATCATTTGAAGGGGATGCTTCTGCGGTCGTGGAGGTTTGTTGGTCGTCCGAAGCAGCAAGCACCGGATGGCGACTGGATGTTCTGGTTTCTTCTTTGCGGACGCGGATTCGGAAAGACGCTTTCTGCTGCTCAGTGGGTGAAGGAACGCGCTGTGGAGCAGGAGTGCCGTATCGCGTTGGTTGCTCCTACTCGCGGTGACGTGATCTCAACGATGGTGGAAGGCGAAACTGGCCTTTTGTCGGTGATCCCGACGGCGGCGCTGTTCGGTCAGTCGAGGGAGGCTGCGTGGAACAAGACGCTGATGGAGTTGACGTTAGCGAACGGCACAATGTTCAAGGGGTTCTCGTCGGAGACACCTGACCGTTTGCGTGGCCCGCAGCATCACTACGTGTGGGGTGAGGAGGTGTCGTCTTGGGATGATGCCCGCAAGGGCGATGTGCTGGAGACGACATGGTCGAACCTGAAGCTTGGGCTGCGACTCGGTGTGCGTCCGCGGGCCGTACTGACCTCGACACCGAAGACGAACAAACTCACCCGTGACGTTCTCGGCATGCCTGATCGCTCGCTGGTCGTGGTTCGCGGCTCGTCATATGAGAACCGACAGAACCTCGCGGTGTCGTGGTGGGACACCGTCGTCGCACCGCTGGAAGGGACACGTACGGGGCGGCAGGAGATCGAAGCGGAACTGTTGGAGGACGTAGAGGGCGCGTTGTGGACCCGGGCGATGATCGACCTGGGCCGTGTTATCGCGGAGCCGCCGCTGTCCAGGATTGTGGTGGCAATTGACCCGAACGCAACGAGCGGGGAAACGTCGGACAGCGCCGGGATCATCGTGTGCGGCAGGGGTCATAGCGATCGGCATGGGTATGTGCTCGCTGACCGCACGATTGTTCGCGGTGGACCGGCTGAGTGGTCGCAAGCGGCGGTTGATGCCTACCATGACTGGAAAGCCGACCATATCGTTGCGGAGAAGAACAACGGCGGTGACATGGTCTCGATGGTGATCAAGGCAGTTGATCCGTCTGTGCCGGTGAAGCTCGTGTCGGCGTCGCGTGGGAAACGCACACGCGCGGAGCCGATCTCGACGCTGTATGACCGCAAAGACGGTGACGGTAACCCATCACCGTCGGTTCACCATGTCGGTGTGTTCGAGGATCTAGAGGACGAGATGACGACGTGGGCTGGTGAAGCGGATTCCCCAGACCGCATGGATGCGTTGGTGTGGGCGCTGACGGAACTGGAGATTTGGAAGCCGCAGCAGCAACCCGCTAGGTCATCTGTCCCTCGTCGTCAGATCCGTGGGATAGACCCACGCACTGGCCTGTCGGATATGCGCCCGCGCGGCGGCCCATTTTAGAGTAGAGTCCGCCTAGTTGTATCCCCGAACCGAAAGAGGTACAGAACTATGGCTGGTACGAAGAGCGCATTGACGGCACGCGCGGCGGCGGTGAAGGCGTTGCAGACGGCGCACTCGGAGGAGTACGACGGTCTGCTTCGTGACGCACGTGTCGCGGAGGGTTTGCCGCCGCAGCCGTTGCGCGGATTGAGCGTTACGGCGCTCCGCGTGAGCATCGAGAAGGCCGAGGCGCGTGCCGCGAAGGCGCGGGCGCAACTGGTGGAGTTGGGCGTCGAGTAACATCTGACGCTGACCACGGGGCGGGTCTGAGAATGCGGGCACCTTCGGGTGCCCGCATTGCGTCTGATGTCCGTCACGCGCGCGTGACAAAGCCTGCTATATGATGGCGGCTATGGGTAAGCGGACAGAGACGGGCGGGTGCAACACCGGCAAGGTGAGGTACGACACCGAGGCCGCTGCGCTCGCCGCGTTGGTGCGGGTGCGTGGCTACCGGCTAGAACACCCTGACGGGAAGGACGCCGAGACGCACTTCTACGTGTGCCGGGTTTGCGAAGGATGGCATTTGTCCTCGAACCCCGTCAGCGGTCACGGCAGCGACTTCATGCCGGAGCACCAGATGCGGACAGGGGAGACGTGGGAGAACTACGCGCACCGCCTGGAACGACGTATCAAGGAGCAGCGCGCCCAGCTGCTGTCGCTGCAAGCACTCGGGCATGGCGCGTCGAACCGTGAGTCCCGCCGCCGCATCCAGTCCTTGGTGATGGCGTTGGGCGCGATGACGGAGCGATGGGAAGCGGAGGTACGGAACCGTGAAGCACTGGTCGAACGTATCCGTGTCATGCGAGGCCGCGATCTGGTTCGCGCGCAGCGCGCTATCGCCACGCTCCGCCGCTTGACGCGGTAGCCTACGGGTAGTGGCGGCTGCTGCCCACCACGACATCCACTGGTCGACCTGTGTTTGCACGGCACGGGTCCCGGGGAGCCTTGTCCGTGGACGGCAGCCGCCACCCTTCCGTAGTCGAACGTATATACTTCTGGGGCGTGGCTACCTACCTCCTCAAGACCGACGACGAACGCATGGCCGCGTACAAGGCCGCAGCGAAAGCCGATGGTGTGACGCTTGCGGAGTGGCTACGTGGTGCAGCGGATCGGGTACTCGATCTCGACAGCGCGGAGATGCCGCCTGTCCATGCGCCGTCTACAGCGAAGCGAACCCGTGGCGGCAAGACAGTGGTGTGTGACGCCGAGTACCGTCACCGCTCGGGTGTGTACTGCAAGCGATGCGGAATCGTGCCTAAGTGACGAGACCTACAGCGTACGTAGAATCGGATGTTGCCTACAAGGCGGTAGCAGAGGTAGCCGTAAGAACGATCATGGACATCGCCGACAAAAGCGAACACCTCGACTACGGACAGAGAATGAAAGAGGTTGAGGACGTTTTGTTTTCTTTCCATTCTGCTGCCACGAAGTTAGATGAGACGTATTCCGTTCTTGCCCCGACACCTAGACGTGGTATCAGGGCTGATGTGCGAAACCTTATATATGCCCGTGACGGGCAGGCGTGCTTGCGCTGCGGGTCTACCGAACGGCTGACAATAGATCACGTTGTGCCGCTTGACGTTGGTGGACGTGATGACATGAGCAACTATCAGACTCTTTGCACGCCGTGTAACTCTTCGAAGGGAACGGACGCGGTGGACTACCGCCGAGGCCCAGTTGCGGATCTGATGGAGATGTTGTTGCCACCCTTGGACGACGACTAGCCCGTCCGCTTCGCTGCGCACACTAGGGGTATGGGGTCAGCGTGGCATGCGTTCCTCCACCCGCTCTCAGCGAACGGCGCAAGCCTCTACGGCGGGGTGCTCGGTGACCTCGGTGAACTGCCGCTCGTGGTGGGGGTGTGGATGTTGTGGCGGAAGCACACCTGCCATCAGCGTGGCTGCTGGCGGATCGGGCACACGGACACGGAGCATGGGTTCCCGGCGTGCCGTTCGCATCACAGCCATGGCCACAAGCTTGGGCGATGACCGTATAGCACGCTACGATTCGGCGCGATGGGTCAGCCAATCGCTACTGCGTCGGTGCGGATCGCACCAGACATGCAGCCGCTCGATGACGGGCTGGAGCGTATCGAGGTGCTGCTCCGTGACATCGCGGATGTGATCGCCCGGTACCGCGCCACCAGCGAGCAGGCCGAGGCTTGCCCGTGTGGTGGGGACTGCAAGTGCGACACGAAGGAAATCGCATCGGGATGCCAGTGCGCTGCCTGCGTCAGTGGTGTGATGCATGCGTCTGACTGCTCGGTTCATAACGAGCCAGCGTTCCCGAACGGCCCGTGCGATTGCAAGACGAAGGAGTTCGCGACTGCATGAGCGCCATGCTTCACGACAAAGACGTGACCAGCGACGACACCCTTCCACCAGCGACGACTGACCCGCTTCTAACCAGGACAAGAGAGATCCTTGAAGGAGTCGCTACGGTAGTGGGTAGACGCGGCCAGTGGCTGGTTGTGAAGTGCGAGTGCGAGGATATCGCCGCGTGACGCACCCTGTGCTTGCGGAGCACGGCTCGTTCGCTCACTTGCCTCTCGGTGCGCTCCCGCCCCGCGAAGACCCGCGCACGGTGATGCTCACCAGCTACACCCACGCGGAGTTGCCCCCGGCCCCAGCTGTGTTCGACATGACGGCTAAGGTGGGATCGTGGCCGATGTACGGCAACGAGAAGCTCGGTGACTGTACCGCCGCCGCCGCCGGTCACATGGTGCAGGCGTGGACCGCGAACGCGAACACCCTCGTCACTCCCACCGACGGTGACGTGCTCGGCTTGTACTGGGCGACCGGCGCACCGCCGAATGAGCCATGCCAGCCTGGTGGCCCCACCGACACCGGACGTGTCGAACTCGACGTGCTGAACCAGTGGCGCAACGTCGGTTTCGGCGGCGACAGGATCGTCGGATACGCGAAAGTGAGCTTGCGTGACACGAACCTCGTGAAGCAAGCCACGGCGGTGTTCGGCGGCCTGTACATCGGTGCGGCGCTACCGCTGTCCGCGCAGGGCCAGCACGAATGGGACGTGGCCGTGAAGGACGCGGAACCGGGTTCGTGGGGCGGCCACGCTATCCCTATCGTGGGGTACGACCCGGACACGTTCACGGTCGTGACGTGGGGCGGCACGCTGAAGATGACGACCGCGTTCCTGCACACCTACGTTGACGAAGCGTACGCGCTACTGTCCCGTGACTGGCTGGACGCGCAGGGCGCGACACCAGCAGGGTTCGACCTGGCGGCTTTGCAAGCCGATCTTGCAGCACTCTAACCGGAGGTGATCAAGGAGATGGACACGTAATGTCGAGCACTGTGAAAGCCGTGATTCTCGCTGTCGTCGCTGACGGACTCACGTTGGCGGTGTCGTTCGGGGTGAGCATCAGCCAGGCGCAGCAGGACGCCATCCTCGCGTTCGTTGGTGTCACTACTACCGCGCTCGCTCTGGCGGTGTCATGGTACGAGTCCCGTGAGGTGACGGCACGCGCGACGGTGCAGATCGCAGGACACGACAAGCTCATCGGCAAGTGACGAAGCCCGCCCCGAAGAAGAAGGCTGCCCCGAAGGCAGCGACACCCGATATCCGGAAGCAGCTGGAAGCAGTGATGCGCGCCACCCTGGCGGACGAGACCACGAATCACGACTGGACGTACCTCGCTGCGCGTCCGTGCGCGATGCCAACCACAGGACGGAAGTACGTGCCCGGCTCAAAGGTGGTTGGCGACTGCTCGAAGGGCGTCCAGTTTCTTAGCTGGTGGGTGCCTGGGTGCGTTGACCCGATGGGGAACGGTTTCGGTACGGGAGGGAACAGCTACACGCTGTGGCTCAACTTGCAGCACCTCGACAGTCCTAGCGATTTGCTGGTCGGTGATGTCGTGACGTTCGGACCCGACGGGGACGAGCACGCCGCGATGGTGCTCGAAGCTGGCGTCGACCCGTTGCTGTGGTCGTTTGGTCATCAGGGTGCCCCGAACACGTATCGGCTGTCCCAGGACGGCCGTGTCGCGCAGTACCTCCGTCTGCCTGTCCCGAAATATGTGCCGACCCCGCAAGACAAGCTGCGTGCCCGCACTGGGTGGTTCGCGTGGGTCGCGTGGCGGCTGGGTGAAGGGGACTGGAAGCCCTACGGGAAGAGCGCGAAGAAGGTGCGTCCCTCGGTGCCGAAGGTTATCCCGCCGAGTTGGTGGTTGCGGTACGCGGTCTACATCAAGAACCGCAAGAAGGGCAACAAGCCCACCACCGGATAAGCCACGCCCGTCACGCCCGCGTGACGGGCCTCGACCTAAGGTTGAGACTTGACATGCCGCTACCCTGCTATACGATGGGGGTATGAGAGTGCTCACCACAGCCGAGGACATCACCCCAGAAATGGAGCCGATGATCCTAAATACCCTCGACTGGTTCGGTGACGAACGGCTCTCCACTGAGGAGTTCATCGACCGCTTCTGCAAGGACTACGGCGGCGAGGAGTGGGACATCGAATCCTACGACAACGCAGCTGTACGGAAGATCATGCGCGAGGCGCGGAAGATGCGGGCTCAGGCATAAGTGATGGGTGGAGGACTGATGGAGCAGCGCGGTGTACCCGAAGCGGCCACAACGGGAGACTCGATCAACCCGTCGATGATTCTGCTGGGGTTATGGGTGCCCCAGCCCGCGGGTTCGAATCCCGCCGCCGCCTGCTCCGTGAGTCCTTCTGTTCTTACACCAAGAGAGAGTTGATGGAGCAGGGATGGATCAGACGCGCATGGTTGCGCCTTCCCGGCAGGGATGCGGCGGCTTCGACACCGCCTGTGATGCATGGCCGCGGTGAGGTTCGATTCCTCCACTGTCCCTGCTCCATGAGTTCCTTGCCTTCGCTGGACAGTTACGAGGACTGGACAGGAACGAAGTGGGATAAAGAGCGCGGGTTCTACTACGAGCCATCCGTGATGGCTTCCCAATATTTTCGAGCATTGGAGGGTGAGCAGTGAACGAGAAGACAGACAGCGAACAGGGCAACAGCTTGGAGGGCGTCACGACGCCCGTAGTGGAGGCACCCGGACTGTCCACGGTGACCGTCTACGGATACTCCGACGATCTGATCGAGGTCGAGGGAAGCCTCAGCGAGGAGTTCAACCCCGACAGCGACGACCAGGACACCTGGCTGATCTTCGGAGACGGGACCGTGCTCGCGATCCGGTACGACGAGTTCGGTGTTTGGCGGATCACCTGTCCGTACCAGTCCGCCGGAACGACGAAGACCTTCTCCGGCGCAATCGGGGAAGAGGGCGACCGCGAAGACGGCAAGCCCGCGTACAGCGATGTAGTCACGCTCACTGGCGATCTTCGTTGGGTGGTCGCGGCCGAGAAGATGACCTTCCACAAGATCCCGCCTCAGTCAGGGCGTGCGTCGTGACTTCTGTTGTTCGGATCGACCTAGAACGCATCGAGCGTCTGGCCGAACCTGACTGCTGGTGGGTGCAGATGCACTCAGAGGAGTTGCGGGCATTTGTTCGCGCCGTCAAAGCCGCGCGAAGCCTCGATGACCTCACCGAGGCGCGCGGCAGCTTCGACCATGACGAGGCCCTCGATGCAGCAGCCTGCGAGCTTCGCGACGCGCTTCGTCCCTTCACAGAAGAACCCGGACAGCCAAACGAACAGCTTGGAGACGCTCTGCGTCCGAGTGAAAGCAACGGAGGTGAGCAGCAGTGAGCGGTGCGCGTGTCTCGAAGTGGCTGCGTGGCTACTGCGGCGCTTCTCCCTCAGGCAACTACGTACGTGTTCTGATCGAGCGTGAATACGGCAGCGCCCGCGTTGAGGTCTATCTGAGCCACACCGAAGCCCGGCAGCTTCGCGACTCTATCGACCAGATTCTCACGACCACCGCCACTGCCTCTACTCGGAGCCGTCAGGCGACTCCCGAAGTTGGTTCGGGGGCTGTTCGGTGAGTGACGTATCCACACACGCCGAGACAGCGAAGGCAGCGATGAGTCGCGCGGCGCGTCCCGATGACGTTCTGAAGGGGCTCCGGGCGGTGGATGCGTTGCTTGAGGAGAACGCGACGCTACGGGGCGACGACTGGATGCCAACCACGGACTACGAACGCACGCGCGGCGAGATGGAGAAGCGCGGTCTCACGAACTGGGTGCAGAGCCTCGATGGCTACCTCGGCTCGACGGCCTACGGGTACGTGCAGCTTCCGTTCATCGAGCGGGCGGAAGCGGCTGAGGCGCTGGTCGTTTCCCTCACCGAGGAACGCGACAGCCGCGTCACGTACGAAGACTTTCAGGACGTGTGCGATCAGTGGTACGCGGCCGAGGGCATCATCGCTCAGCTACGCGAAGCACTCAGCGAGATCTTTGGATTCCAGGTCGATCCGGACGACGACGCGAGCTATTGCCTCGCGGAGGTTCGCAAGATCGCCCTTGCTGCTCTTGCTCCACACGTCGCGTTCGACCGCAAGCCGTCAGAGGTTCATATCAAGCGCGGACAGGAGATCGAAGCTGCTCTTGCTGTTGCTGAGGTTGGTTGCGCTGATGAAGACCCCCTGGGGTCAGGCGCTCACGGCCCGGTACCTAAAGCCGGGCCATCTTCCTCTGCTGCTGGTGTCCCATCAACACCACCCGAGCCGCAGCCAGGCGACTTCATGCACCTGCCCGAGCACGTCGAGATGGACACAGACGAAGTTCTGGGAGGCGTCGGGGACGCCCGTGTAACAGCAGAAGAGGCGAGCCATGAGTGACCGAGGTATCTGTTCGTGCGGCCGTCCCGCGATCAGCGAGTGCGGCCATGACCAATGGGTCGCGATCTGCGGATTCCCAACGTGCGGCGAGCATGGGCGCGGAGGCCAGCTTCCCGACGGACTGCTCTGTGAACGTCACGGTCACCCATCTCCCGATGCCGCTGCCGTCACACCGGAGGCGCTTGCGCCGACTCCCGATTCTGGCTCTGCTGGTTCGCTGCTTCCGTCAGAAGCCACCGAGCGGTTGCGGTCTCATTCGCAGCGGTGCCTCGACCGGAACAGCGGGCCAGAGAGCGTCGCGTTCTACCGGGACGTGATGGCCGTGCTCGACGCCCTCGCTGCGGTGTCTTCTCCTGTACAAGCCACCGACCGGGCAGCGCTTGAAGCAGCCCGATGTTTGACTGAGGTCGCCAACGACTTCCTGAACACGGAGTACCCGAACGGGACAGGTCGCCCCGCCGACGCTGAGGCCGCACGTCTCTCACGGGCAACCGCCGAGTGCGGAGCGGCGCTCAATGCGACAGCCGTCCCGTTCGCTGCGGTGTCTGTTCCACCGGAAGCCGCCGAACTACTTCGCAAAGCACTAGACATCGACGGTAACAGCGAGTTTCCACATTCTCTTACCGATGAGATCGAGCGGTTCCTCCTCGGATGGGGAGACAAGGCATGAGCGACGTGCGCGTCTACAAGCTCGTCTACGAGAGCCAGCCAGAACCTCCCGAGGACTGGCACCGGATTCTCTACGGGTACGAGTACGCGCCAGGGCCAGACCCGGAGGAGATCGAGCCGGAGTTCACGTGGCCCACGCGGGCGCTGTACCTGTCGCGCTCAGGCGCTCAGAAGCGGAAGAGGCTGCTGGAACGGCTCGGGGCGGCCGTTCGCGTTGAGGCGTCACAACCCGTCGTCTTCGCGGCGGTTCCTCCGGAAGCCCCGAAGGGCGAGCAGGGAGACAACCGTGGCTAGGCATCTGAAGGGAGATTGCCCGAGCTGCGGCCATCCGCGCGAACGTCATTCGGCTGGCGGTATGTGCGCCGGAGCAGCACCTGACGGCTCGGAGTGCTACTGCGTTCGGTTCCCGGATTCGACCGAGCCGGTGGCGCTTGGAGGTCTGGAGTCCTGCGATGACCACGAGTACTACCGCGCCTACTGCTCTAAATGTCGCCAGTGGGCCGGCGACGTTCCTGGTGAGGACGGAGACCACCATGGCTGAGGCGCCGCAGGGCTTTCCGTTCGGATTCGGGCTCCTGCCTGACGGTAGCTACCGCTTCTGGCTTCCCACACGCTTCGTTCTCGCACGCACCGCGCTTCGTGGCCGTGACTGGCCGCCGTACCGTCTGCGGCTCGCACGGCTGCGCTGCCTCTACTGGACAGCACGCGGCCACGAGACCGAGATTTGTGGGCGGTGCGGCGGCCGCGTACGGCTCGTCTTCCATGTCCCCGACGCGATCTGGACGGCGGTCACGGGATACACGCGGGCGCTCGACGGCGAGGCCGCGCCAGGCGTCCTATGCCCCGCCTGCGTCACCGAACTCTACGACCGGTCTCCGGACAGGATCAGCTTCCTCAGGTGGACGTGCGCTACGGACGACTCCGTCATGCGCGACGCTCGTAGTGGAGGGAAGCAGCAGTGAGCGGGATGGGTGATGTTCCGGAAGCGGGCATGTCTGTGTTGATCTTGATGTCGAGTCACGCTGGGAAATACGCGACGGTCAAGAAGACGATGATCGGGAGCCGCCCTAAGGCAAAGGTTTTTGCATGGCTCGCGAACGATGAGGAAGTGTTCGGTTGGTACTCACCGAGCGAGTTCAAGGTTCTGGGCGGTACTCCGGAGGCGGAGCCGACTCCCGACTCTGACCCCGAAGTTGATGCGTTGGTGCTGCCGAAGGAGAAGCAGTGAGCGGCGGATTCCCAACAGACACGCAGGCACACATCGACGCGATCCGGTCGGAACTTCGTTCTGGCTCGGGAGGAACAGACCGCAATGAGGCTGGAGTTGGGCCTCGTGCCGCTGCGTTCAGGGCGCTCGATGCGTTGTTGGTTGAGCTAGCAGCCGCCTGCACCGAACGCGACCGCTGGAAAGAGAAGGCCGGTCGGTACATGGATTGGTACCGCGACGAAACGACCCCTTTGCGCGATGCGCGGGATGACGCCATCCAGACGGTACGACACGTTCTCAGCAAGGGCCATCAAGGTAAGCAGAGCGAGCGCAGGCTTCGTGAGTTGCTGGCGCGGTTGACGGAGAAGCCGTGACCACGCGACTGCGTGCTCATTGGCGTCGATTCCGCCGGGTGGTCGAGGTCGCAGGGTTCGTGTTCGATACCGCGAAGCTCGTGTCGACGGTCATCGTGATCGGTGAGATCGCTCACGTGTGGAACCTGTTGTGAACGTTCACGCCCGCGTGATAGACATAGCAGGGTGAACGGGCCGAGCGTCAGCATCGTCGTGGCTACGTGTGGCGATCGGCGGTGGGAGGACATGGCCTACGCCCATGCCGTGCCGAGCACGGAAGGCCAAGGCGCGGATGAGGTGCTCATCGCGCACTACCCAGACATGGGTGTCGCCGCAGCCCGCAACGCACTTGCCGCTCAAGCTACGGGCGACATGCTGATCCACCTGGACGCAGACGACGCCCTGTGCGACGGGTACGTGGACGCGATCCGTGCAGCATGGTGGGACGACCAAGACAACGGGCCGTTCTGGGGCGAACCCATCTTCGTGCCCGCGATGGGCTTGGTTGAACCCGACGGGATCTGCCTCACCGTGCCGAGCATCCCGGATTGGGACCGCTGGCCCCAAGTCAACTGCGCATGTATCGGCACCGCCGTCCCACGCACCCTGTTCGTTGAGGTTGGTGGGTTCAGCGACGAATGGCCGATCTACGAGGACTTCGCGTTGTTCGTGGCTATGGCGATCAGGGGGGCACGGCTGGTGTCTGTCCCCGATGCGGTCTACTGCGCTACCCGCAACCCCGACGGACGCAACCTCCAACCAGCGGCGGTGCGCACCGCGACCTACGATGCGATCTGCGCCAGGTATGACCTGTCCGTTATCCCACGCAACAAGCCGCTGTGACTACTCCCAGGGATGAACTTGATCGCCTCGGTTATGAGGGAGTAGGACCGGAGGAGATACTGAAGTTTCTCAGGTGGGGACCTGACAGCAAGATTGTGAACCACTTCGGCGAGCACGTATGGCTACGCAAGGTTACGCATGAAGAATGGGTCGGCAGAGCACGTGCCGCTGGACTCGATGAGAACGCAGGAGATGTCTACCCCAACGGTTTTACCGAGGATTGCTGCTTCGTAGAAGCACCTTGCGAGCATCATGCCTCGTTGGATGGGAAGTCGTGAAGCGTCCCCCGCAACGATCCGCTGGCGTGAGCTTCTATCGCAACACGCGCCTTGTGAACGGGCACACGGTGTATAGCCGCTCGACGGTCACGTCATGGGCTTCGTGGCCCGACGACGTACGCGACACGCTCCGTCAGTGGAACCGAGGCCGCAACCTGTCGTTCGTGTACATGAGCCACATCGGTGCTCGTCCGGACGAGCAGCCGTCGTTCAAGTGCGACGGCTGCGACAGGTACGTGAACCCTGCGGGTTCCACCGCGTGCAGCTTCTACGGTGTCCTCACATGCGACGACTGCATGGCCTCGATGGCACGTCTCGTCACGCCCGCGTGATGCCTCGACCACGGGTTGAGAGTTGACCCAGGCAGGTTCCCTGCTATACGATAGGCGGCATGATCACAGCGACTGCACTAGACGCAGAAACCGCCGAGGTTCGATCCGAGGGATCGCCAGGAGTGCTGATCTGCTACCTGGACGGCGCGACCGGCGAGTGGACACCACGCGAGATGATCCTGCACGACGGGGACGTGCTCGAAGCAGCAGACAGATTCCTGCCGCTGAACGACGAGACCATCGCTGCTATCGAGCAGGTGTTCGGAGCGCCGTGACAGACCAACTCGAATGGGGGTCCAGCACTCCGAAGCAGACCGTCGTCACGATCAGTGAGTGGCCCTACGCGGACATCGCGTACACAACGGTGCTATTGCGTCTCCCCGGCGACTACGAGGTTCGCCTAAGCGGTCCGGACGCGCAACGTCTCGGTCAGGCGATCACTCGCGCGGGAGGTGGGGAATGATGACGGAGGCACGTATCCTGTCAGGGATCGTGGCGTCTGTCTTCGTTCTGACCTCGGTACTAGCGGCGGTCGGTAACGCCTCTAACCACTTCCGCCATAATTGGGAGGCCGCGGCCGTCCTGGGTTGGTGCGCATTGAGTGCTGCGCTGCTCTGCGTCTTCCTATGCAGTGTCGATGTGAAGAGACGCGCGTGACAGGGCATCATCGGTGGGAGGACATCCACCACAAGTCCACACCCGAAGCACTCGCCGCTGCACGTGAGCAGTTGGAGCAGTCACTCAACGAGCCGTTCACGTACCGCCTTGTGGTGTTGACGCACGGCGCGGGCGCGACGTTGGAGCGGTGCCTCACCGCGTTTGTCCAGCACGTCACCCCCGCACCCAAAGAGGTAGTTCTCATCGTGGACGGCCCGCTACGCGACATGCACACGAACGCATGGTCCGAGGCAACCCGAGGCGCAGGCTACGCGTGGGATACGTCACTGGTTATCGGTGCGGATACGCAGCGCGGATTCTGCCATGCCACGGCGCGAGCGTGGGCGGAGGGAGCGAAGCCAGGGGTGTCGCACGTCTTCCATTTGGAACACGACTTCGAGATCGCCGAGCCTGTCGACCTACGCGACCTCGCTGAGGTGCTGGACGAGACTCCCGCGTTGGCGCAAATGTCTTTGATGCGGCAGGCCGTCAATCACGCAGAGCGTGCCGCCGGAGGCTTGTACGAGCTACGCCGCGACGACTACGAACTGCGAACAATGTGCACTACGAACGCGAAGGACGTGCATTTCTTGCGGCACCGTATGTACGTGACCACGAACCCTTCGCTGATGCGCCGCGACTGGATGGAGCAGCACCCGTGGCCCGACCCGCACATGGTGACCGCGGAGTGCGAAGGCATCTACGGGTGGGCTTTGCGCGAGCAGGGATGGGACTTCGGGGTGTGGGGCGATGGGACCCCGAACTGCATGCACGTAGGCGTGCGTGACGGGATCGGATACTGATGGCGAGCAAGGTGTACGTGAGCGGACCGATGACTGGCTACCCCGAGTTCAACTACCCGGCTTTCCATGAGGCGAGCGCCGCGCTGCGCGAGTACGGCTACGAGGTTGTGTCTCCTGCGGAGATCGACGCCGAGAGTGGACTCCTCGCAGGCACTTCCCTGTGGGAAGACTTCATCCGCCACGACGTACGCATCCTGACGTACTGCGACGGGATCGTGCTACTCGACGGGTGGCACAAGAGTCGCGGCGCACGCCTTGAACACCACATAGCGCTGACGTTGAACATGGACGTACTCACCCTCGCCGAGGCGTTGGCGTAATGGGACTCGATACTGACATGAGCAACCACCGTGTTCGTGGTGTCGGCCTGCGTGACGTGTTCCGCCACGGCGACGGCATCTACCGCGTCATCGGTATCGCCTCGGACCCGACTGTCACCATCGAGGACGTGGACAGCCATGAGCGTGTGACGTTGGTGATCGGGTCGCCGCAGTTCTTGGAGTACGAGCAGCTGATCGCGAAAGACACCGATGCCTGAGTTCTGCGGGACAGGTTGCATAGACGCGTGCGACTTCTGCCAGTTCTACCGCTTCAACGGTGACGAGCACGGCGCATACCTGAACACGGGTGAGTGCGCCCACCCTGAGCATCCTCACGCCGAGGAGCCATTCGGTGGGTGCGACGACTTCGTGTGCTTCCAGTCCGATACTGCCGACCCGGCGCAGGTCGCAGCTGCGAAGTCAGCACAACGAAAGGAACGATGATGGAAGGATACGACGAAATACCCGGTCTGGTTATCTGGCTGTCGTGGGTACCACTCGCGACATGCGTATTCGGATACGCGCTGTGGGGCATGTGGGGATTCCTGATCGGTGCTGCGGTGATCGCGGTGATGGCCGTGTACGTAGGATGGTGGGGACACCGCGAGCGCGGTAGGCAAGACATCGAGTATCTGCGACAGTGGGGAAAGATTTGAAGGCGCTCATCACGGGAGGCGCAGGCTTCATCGGAAGCCACCTCGTAGACGCACTCGTGACGAGCGGGGACACTGTGGTCGTGCTGGATGATCTGTCGACTGGGAACGACGACCACGTCTCACCATCGGCGTCCTTTTTCCTTGGTTCCGTCACAGACGAAGAGATCGTCAGGGACGCGGTCAGCGGCTGCGACGTGGTGTTCCACCTCGCAGCGCAAGCGGACGTGCAAGCATCGGTCAGGAACCCTGGATACGACGCGCGCGTGAATGTTGTTGGGACGGTGTGTGTCCTTCACGCGGCTGCGTTGGAGGGATGCCCAGTGGTGTTCGCTTCAACTGGGGGCGCGATGTATGGAGAATGCGACGTGCCAGCGGCTGAGGACACTCCCCCATGCCCTGTGTCGCCGTATGGGATGTCGAAGCACGCCGCGGAAGGGTATGTGCTCGGGTGGAACCGGGTGCATGACACCGCGAACACTGTGCTCCGGTTGGCGAACGTGTACGGCCCCCGTCAGTCAGTGGCACAGGAGGGCGGTGTCGTCGCGATCTTCCTCGATCACGCGATGCGCGGCGAGCGCTGCACGATCTACGGTGACGGCGAACAGACCCGTGACATGCTGTACGTCACCGACGCGGTAGCGGCATTCCTCGCTGCCGCAGGCAACCCGGGTGTGTTCAACGTCGGCACTGGGGTAGGTTCATCGGTGAACGATCTGCACCGTTGGTGTACGAAAGCCGCATTCGTGACCTCGTCTCATGTGCGTGAGCCTGCACGGATCGGGGACGTGCAACACTCCGTTCTTGACGCAACCAAAGCGCATGATCTGCTCGGCTGGACACCGCTGGTCTCGGTCGAAGAAGGAATCCAGCGCATTCCGGTCACACCAGCGTGATGAACCTTGGCCCGCAAACAGCGTTGCTGCTTGGGATGCTCGGCGGCCCAATGACCACCGCGGAACTGCACTCGTTGACGGTGCAGGCGTTCGAGTCCGACGAGACAGCGGAGATCATTAGCGAAGCCCGCGAGTTGCTGAGCATGCGTGACGTGACGGAAACATCACCGATGGTGTGGCTGCACACGCTCGCGGAAGGTGGCGTGCCGGGGATCGCGTACCGGCTGGAACGGTTGGAGGAGTTCAGCCTCGTGCAACGCGCCACGATGGTCGGCGAGTCCCTCTGGTGGCGCACATGACGGGCTTGGGTGGCAGCTGGGTTGATGCGCAGGACGCGACCGACAGGGCCGCACCGGATCGTCTGCCTGCGTGCCCTGGTTGCGGTGACCTGAACGAGCCACGCGCCCTGAACTGCGAGAGCTGCGGGACACGGCTGTACTTGATCAACCGTGAACTGCCAGGGTGGGAGAAACGGTGAGTCACGCCAAGCCACGGTTGCTCCCTGCGCGGTGGATGCTCGTGCAGTGGTCCGACAAGACCGTGACGGTGGAGACACAGGGGCGGAAGACGTTTCCGACGTGCATGAACCGCCTGGTAATAACCGCGTTCAAGCAGGCTGCGAAATGAGCACGGTGGACACCAAGTTTCGCGCGTATCCCGTTGTCCAGATCCGCACCTTTTTCGGTTGGACCACTTTGGCACATCACTCGTATGAGTTCACGGTAGGTAAATCATACGAGTCTGTTGGGCTACGCATCGCTGGAGTGGAACACCGTGGGCCGTGGCGTGTTATCGATAGCGGCAACGTAGTTCACCAGCAGGGATCTACGGGTTACCGTGGATACTGAGTTCCGATCGTTTCTCCTCGACGTACGCCTACGCGCAACGTTGGCGCTCATGGACGACTTCGCGCGTATCGAGCGAGCGTCGATGCAGCACGACGAGACTGCCGATCCCGCGGACGTGCATGAGGACATCCGCGAGACGCTGTGGCCGTTCTTCGAGGAGATACGGCACCGCGTCGAGGGACCCGAGTGCCCGAACCGTGTATGGAAGAGTTCGTCCATCGCGTACAAGTGCTCTCTCCTCGAAGGACACGAAGGGGAGTGCGTGCCGTGGTAGACGACTTCGCGTACCGGCTTGCTGTGCTAACTCACGGTGACGCCGCGCCGCTCGTAGCGTCGCTGGCGTCGTTCGCAGCGAACGTGACACCAGCACCCACCTCGGTACTCGTCCACCACGACAATCCCACGGACGCGCAGGCGCTCGCGTGGACGGAGTCCCTCGCGCTGAACTACTTCGGTGAAAGCGCGCGTGTCCTCACAACTGAGCCGCCCGGATTGGGATGCTGCGGATCGCAATCCAGAGTGTGGGCAGACAACGCGCAGGCCGTCGAGCCGTACGTGTTCCTCCTGGAAGGGGACTTCACGTTCAACCGTCACGTCGACCTGCGCGACCTCGCGTCGGTGCTCGACACGCACCCGACGCTCGCGCAGATGGCGTTGGTGCGGAACGCCGTGAAGGGCGAGCCGCCCGGTGGGTTCATCGCGACCGCGCGGGAGCGGTACGACGAGGTGTGGACGAACGTTGATGACACGAACGGCTCTGGCGGACTCGCGTGGGTTGCGGTATGGATCGCGCACCGCCGGAACCTGACGTTCAACCCGTCGCTGTGGCCCACCCAGTTCTTCGCCACGCACGTGCTCCCCTCCCACCCTGGGTGCGAGCACGTGTTCACGCAGCAGCTAGCGGAGAGCGACCCTGACGTGGAGTATGGCCTGTGGGGCAGCATCGAGGATGCCTTGAACGGTGACGTGTGGTGCCAGCACATCGGCATCCACTCGGGATGGGGACACTAGCTAGACGAACTTCGTATAGCAGTGCTATCACGCCCGCGTGATAGCGTCGCTGCTGTGAAAGCCGTGGTGTGTTGCGCTGCTCGTCCCACCGTGGACCGCGCCTCGATCTGGGAGTACACGCTCCCACGCTGGACGCAGATGGGGTACGAGTTGCACACCGGGGACAGCGACGGTGACTTCAACTGGTCAGTCGCGCGGAACCGTGCCGTGCCTGACGATGACTTGTCCTGGGACGTGGTGCTGTGGACGGACGCCGAGATCGCGTGCCCACCCGAGGTCGCTAGCAAAGTTGCGGAGGAGGCGTACTTCTACGGGTACGCAGGAGCGACCGACTTCCGCATGCTCACCGAGCACGACACCCCGCGTGTCCTGAGCGGCGAGATCCAGTTGGAACACGCGGACGCATGGACAGTCAACCCGTTCACGGGCGTGAGCTTGCTTGGGGTACGCCGCGACCTGTGGGAAGAGAGCCGCGGCTTCGATGAGCGATTCACCGGCTTCGGGCTTGAGGACAGCGCCATCCTAGAGTGTCTGCACGGTCTGGCCGGTCCGCCCCGTGTGGTCGACGGGCCGGTATGCCACCTGTGGCACCCGAACCCACCGGGGGTCACGCGCGGGAACGACCTGTACGAGCGCAACCATACTTTGTATCGCGACTATCGCGACCGTCGCTTCGACCGCGCCGCCACCCTCGCGTACCTCGCGGAGCACCGTTGACCGTCCCGATCCTTGTTCCCTGGCGTCCCGATGGTGGGCACCGCGACCGGCTATGGGAGTTCACGAGGGAGTGGTGGGCGTGGCTCGGGTGGCCCATCATCGAAGGGCACGACACGGATGGGTTGTTCAACCGCGGCAAAGCGATCAACACCGCGGCCGTGGAAGCAGGTGACTGGGACGTAGCGCTCATCATCGACGGCGACGTGATCTTGGGGGAGCACCTCCAGTACGTCGATGCCGTCGCACGCGCCCGCGAGACAGGACAACTGACGTTCGCCCATAGCGAGATCCGGGATCTGTCGCAGCAGGGCACGGCACGGTTGCAGGGCGGCTGGAAGATCGATGAGTTCATGGTTGAACGCACCGAGAAGAACACGTACTCGTCCGCGCTCGCCGTGCCACGCAGCTTGTGGGACGACGTAGGCGGGTTCGATGAACGACTCGCCGGGTGGGGCTGGGACGACTGGGCGTTCTTCGCTGCCTGCGACGTGATGGGCGGCGGACACCAACGCATCCCTGGCCCCGTCTATCACCTGTGGCATCCTCGTGTGTGGGAGAGCCGCGAAGGGCACCCAGCGCATGCAGCAAACCAAGCGCTTGGCCGTCTCTATCTCGCGTCCCGCGGCTCCCGTGAGAAGATGCGGGCAGTCCTCGACGGTACCGTGACGCCATGAGCGAGCGGCGCACCGTTACCCGTGACGGCCACATCTTCACTGTCCGTGACCCTGACGCCGACAGCGGACAACCCCACGAGGCCGCGTTCTGGGACCAGTTCCAGCACTCCTGGGAAACAGACACCATCGGTGTCCTGAACGAACGGCTGCGACCAGGGGACGTGCTCGTGGACGTTGGTGCGTGGATCGGCCCCGTCAGCCTGTACGCCGCCAAGCTCGGGGCGAAGGTGTACGCCGTCGAACCAGACCCCGTCGCGTGCCACCAACTGCGCGAGCACGCCAACTGGAACGACGCCGATATCACAGTGTGGGAAGGCATGGTCGGTGCGGAGGCAGGCACCGGGTGGATCGGCCGTCACCCGTTGGGTGCGTTGGGGGATTCGATGTCGAGCATGCTCCACGCTACCGACCGTGTCGAGGTGCCCGCGCTCACCCTGGAAGGGTTGTTCGAGCGGTTCGGTCTTGGGGCGTGTTCCCTGGTGAAGATCGACGTGGAGGGTGGGGAGGAGGCGATTCTGCCGCAAGCCGCCCCGTTCCTTGCCACCCTGCGTGTCCCGGTGATGTTGGCGACGCACGCCCCGATGTTCGACGGTGACGCCCGTGACACGTACAAGGCGACGGTGGAGGCAGCGTTGGACGCCGCGAACCTGTCGCACGGAGAAGTGTCGGATGGGTGGGGCAACCTCCTCTGCCTCCCCGTCTAACGTGTCGTCCTTGGACGCGTCGGTCGTGATCCCGTACCGGCCCGGTGACCCACACCGGGACCGCCTGTTCAGTTACGTCGAGGCCGTCGCGCACGCGGCACTCGGGGTGGAAGCGATCGTCGCTGACGACCTCCACCAGCACGACGGACTGTTCAACCACGGGCAGGCGATCAACATCGCCGCATCGCAAGCATCGGGGAGCGTACTGGTGATCGTGGACGCAGACACCGTTCCCGACGACGCAGCCGCGTTCCGGAACGCTGTCGAAGCGACCGTGGCAGACGGTGTGTGGCGGCTACCGGAACGGTACGTCCAGCTACGCGAGCACGCCACCGACACCTTCATGGACGGCCGCGACAAGGTGACGTTCGACCACACGAACGTGGAGTGGATCGGGGAGAAGATTTGCTGGTCAGGGTTGGTGATCGTCCCGGCTGCCGCGTTCTGGCAGGTCGGTGGCGCGGACGAACGGTTCGTCGGTCACGGCCCCGACGATGTCGCGTTGGCGCTCGCGCTGAACGCCATCTACGGGACGGTGCGCCGCTACCCCGGTGCGGCTGTGCATTTGTGGCATCCTCGCGGCGACCAGGAAGAGAACCTCCACGAGCACGCACCCGAACAGGCGCGACTCGCGACCGCCTACATCGAAGCGGCAGGCAGCGCGCTCGAAGGTGACTTCGAGCCGATGACGGCGATGGTCGCCGCGAAACCACCACCGACAAGGAGCAGGCTGCTGTGACTCCGATCATGGGACCCGAACCAACCTACGGCACCGACGTGGCCGGACTCGACGTGCCAGGGTGGATGTCAGATATCGAACTGAGGTGGCTACGCGCCACCGCGGAAACGATGGGGAGCGTTGCCGAGATCGGTTGCTTGCACGGCCGCTCGTCCACCGCGCTTCTCACCGGATGCAAGGGGCCAGTGTGGTGCATCGACACATGGGACGACGAGCATGACGTGTCGTTCGGGAGTTTCATGGGGCACTGCGGCAGGTTCGCGAACCTCCACGCTGTACGTGGCCTCAGCCCCGCTGTCGCCGTGGACGTGCCGGACGTGGATATGTGTTTCATCGACGGTGCCCACACTTACGAGGCGGTGTTGGCGGACATCGCAGGTTGGCTCCCGAAAACCCGGAGGCTGTTGTGCGGACACGACTACTACCCCGGTGAGGGCGCAGGGTTCCCAGGAGTCGCCGAAGCCGTCAACGCCGTGTTCGGGATTGAGCGGCTGCATGTCCCGGGGGGCACGTCTATCTGGACGGTCGACCTCACGGAAGACAGGACGGTGCTACCGCTCGCGCCGAGCGGTGAGATGAGCTACCGCGACGAGTACGACCGTGACGTGATCTGCACCGTTGCGTGGCCTGTCACACCCGCGTGAAAGTCTCGGGTGTTGGTTGAGAGTTGACCCCACCCGAAGCCTGCTATACGATGCGGGCAATGTATTTTGTGGAGCCAGAGGACTTCGACGTGCTCACTGAGGACGAGAAGCGCATCGTACGTGGCCTGAAGCGCCTGGCTAAGAACTGGCCGCGCGATCTGATCCTGTTCGCGGGTGACGGCAGCTCGATCTCGCTACGTCGTGATCCAGGCGACGGCGGCTTCATCGGAGTCGAGCACGAGATCGCCTACGTGAACGGCATCCGCAACGACGGCGGCGACGGAGGGGACTACCGTGGCTGACGCGACAATACCGCCTCTCACGCGTCTACAGGAGAGCGTGCTGCGCGCTTTGTGCGCGAAGGATACAGGGCACCCCATCGAAGCGTTGGCGGTACTCGGCTGGCTTATTCGTGACGCAGCGGAACGCGCCGACGACATAGACCAAATGCGCTACCGGAAGCTGACGCCTTCAGCGGTGGGACGTACGCTCGGCGTGCTCGCATCGCGTGGGTTGGTGTGGCGTGAGTGGACGGCATGGTCGGCGTCGTGGCACTACTTGCCGACACAGGACGGCCACGACTTCTGCGGCGAGGTGGCGGCATGAGCGTCCGCCATTCCGTACGCAGCGAACTTCGCCGTCTCTATGAGAGCAACATCGCCGGGGCAGCCCTGTTCGGTCAGACGTGGGCGGTGTCGGACTATCGCAGCAGGATCGAACATCTAGATGAGCACCCACGCGGACCGCTCACCGCACGGATGCGCCGCGACCGCGACTACTTCGGCAGCAACGTTCGCGTCAAACCGAGGAGCACCAGTGTTCGGGGGTGAGGCACCAGCGACGTTGCGCGAGCTGCTGCGGGAGCGCGCGAACCGCGACCTCCAGGTCTTCTTGATGGATGACCGTGCGTTGATGGTTCAGGCGGCAGCGCGGATCGATGAGCTTGAGCGCGAGGTGGCGTTGCGCGAACCGGAGGGGCTTACGAGGCCATCGGGGACGGCAGTTCTTGCGATGCCTGCGGCTACCCGTGAGGATGCCGCTCGCTCCGGTTCGCCGAACGCCATCAGCGAACTCGCGAACGTGGTTGCGAAACTCAGGTGGGCGGTGGAGTCAGGGGAGTTCTCCGCGATGGTGAAACCAGCGGAGGCAGCATTGCTGCTCAAAGCGCTAGAAGGACCGCCGCGAGTCACTCCTGCTACGCAGGTTGTGCGTATATCACCGGAGGAGATGGAGGCGCTTGTGTCGGACGTGAGCGTAATCCGCCATGACGGAGGCACTGATGGACGCTGACGCGCTTCCTGAGGTCGGGTCGATTTGGAGTGGCTGCGGCTGGACGGTTCGGGTGCGACGCGTGCTCCTCGATACAACCCCCGACGTGAGCGTCGAGTCCTTGGTAACAGCAGGTCGTGTGCTGAAGCGCCCCGGTATCAAGGGCGTCCTACCTCTCAACGTCTTCCAGGACGGACAGATGAAGCAGCAGGACGGCACCGCTACTGACCCTTGGTCGCAGGCCGTGTGGGAACGCTACGGTAAGCCGTTGGTTGGTGCCGCGTGACGGTGGAGCGTATCCCGGTCTCCGACGAGCACGTGATGGTCGTGGACGGCCACCTCGGCGGTTACGTCGAAACTGGCGACAAGGACTGTATCTACCCAGAACTCTGGGCGTGGATCGCGGAGGACGCGAAAGAGCGCCGCAACACACGCCTGCTCGACGTTGGGTGCGGCGACGGGGTAGCCGTCGATGCGTTCTCAAGTCTCGGTCTCTACTCCGAAGGGGTCGACGGGATGCCATTCGACCGCATCCGTATCTACCAGCACGACTTCACGCATGGTCCATTCCGCTGTGATACGTACGGGACGATCTGGTGCTGCGAGTTCCTGGAGCACATCGAGGAGCAGTACCTCCCGAACGTCATGCGCACCATGTGTCAGGCTCACACTGTCGCGGTAACGCATGCGGTGCCGGGGCAGGCAGGGTGGCATCACGTGAACCTTCAGCCCGATAGTTACTGGATCGGTGCGTTCGCCGCCGCAGGGTTCCGGTTCGATGAGGAGAACACCGAAAACGCGCGACGACTCGCAGCGTTGAACGGCCGCGCGACGAACTACTTCCGCGACACCGGCCTCATCTTCCGCAGGAACCACGCATGATTACAGTGTCTCCTGTGCAAGATCCCGATCCGGACGCGGCCATCGAGGTGCTGGAATCCCTAATGAACATCGCTCTGAACGGGACGATCTGCTCGCCGCCCGACACCTCAGACGATCCGTTCTTCGGCAACGACCCCGAAAGGGCATCCGCCCCCGGCGGCTCGATGTTCGACGTTGAAGCGCTCAAGTGCTCCGAGTGCCGCTCGGCGTGGCGGAAAGCCGTCAAGGCACTCGGCGGCCGTGCAACCGGAAGCCGCGCAGTGAGGTACACGTTCGAGCCGTACCGTCCTGACGGGTCACCGCGCAAGACCGTGGGCACGCACCGTCTGCCGTACGCGGCGGCGTTCCTTGCCGCCACGGGCGGTACCGGGTACATGCCGACCTACAACCAGGCGGCGTTCAAGGAGCAGTGGATGTTGGGTGAGCATGACCGTGTGCTCTACGAACTCGAAGACGGCGAGGACGAAGCATGAGAACATGCTTCGTCCTGTGGGGATTTCTGATGGGGACATACTGGGCAGCGCTCCCTGTGGCGTTACCGACGATGATCGTGGATGGGAACCATCAGGTAGGGGCGTGGCCTCTGTCTCTCATGCTTGTACTAGCAGGGTGCGGTGCCATCATCGGATCTGTCCTAACGTACAAGATGTCGAAGTGAGCGCTTGCGTAGCGATAGCGATGGCGAGGGATGAAGCCGACATAGCTCAGGCATGGTGCGAGCACATGCTCACCCAGGTCGACCACCTGATCGTCGCGGACAATCTCAGCACAGACGGGACACGCGAGATCATGGCGTCGTTCGGGGACGCGATCACGCTCATTGACGACCCCGACCCCGCGTACCAGCAGTCGGACAAGATGAGTGCCCTCGCGGCACGGGCGCTGAACATGGGGTTCACGTGGGCTGTCGCATCCGATCTGGACGAAGCGTGGATGACGACCGACAACCGCCCGATCCGCGTCTACCTCGATGGTCTGGCCCCCGACATTCGTGTCGTGACCACCGAGTTGTTCAACCACATCCCTACGGCTATCGACCCGCTGGAGTTCGAGCGGGACAGGTTCACAGACGAACTGGTGAGCAGCGAACCGAACCCGTTCCGCCGCATCGGGTGGCGAAAACGGGAGCGGGCACCGCTCCCGAAGGTGTGCGTCCGGTTGTGCGACGGACTCATCATCCACATGGGGAACCACTCCGCGTACCTGCCGGGGATCGCACCCGCGGCCCCGGGTCTTGTGGTGCGGCACTACAGCTGGCGCACACGGGAGCAGTACGTCCGCAAGATCGCCACAGGTGCGCGAGCCTATGCGCTCACCGCTATGGACGAGTCCGTGGGGGCGCACTGGCGGATGCATGGCCTGCCGCCCGACGATCCGGCGGCGCTCGCGGAGTGGGAGCAGCGCGTCGGCGATCATTTCACGACGTGGTTCTACAGTCCTGACCCGTACGCGGACAGCAGCATGATCTACGACCCCGCACCGATCTAATGCCGTACAAGGAGCCGATCCCTGGCAGCCATGAACCAGGCTACGTCGAAGCCGGGTTCACTCAGCGCGCTCTCCCTGACGTGATGAAGCGAATGGGGATGAAAGCCAGTCTGTTCGAGATGGGCGAATGCTCCATACTGCTCGGACGCGAACCCGCTGGTGTGAACGGCGAGTACCTGTGGCATCTCTCCATCTCCCACCCGACACGGCATCCGTCATGGGACGAAATCAAGACCGCGCGATACAGGCTCCTCGACCCAGAGTTGACGTTCGGGATGCTGCTACCGCCACGTGAGGTGTACGTGAACGTACCGCAGCAAGACCACGTCTTTCATCTTTGGCAGATCACAGACCCACGAGAGCCGTGGACGGCAGAGTAGATGCATGACGCCCGCGTGGTAAGCTAGCTATACGAATGAGTGAACCGTTCTTCAGCGTCTCACGTCCCCGCTACGGAAGCCCCGGCCTGCACCTGTGGGCTGGGCCGCTCGGGCTGCACCTGTACCTCAAGGTGCGGTGTTGCCGGTTGGACTGGTGCCCCCAGTGGCAGAACATCCTCTCGTGACGATCACGCGCACCTACGTTGCGGTCTACAATGAGCGGCGCTTCGCTGACCCGTACTGTGTCTGTGACGCTTGCGGCGGATGGATCACGGGAGCGCTTGACAAGCCAGGACGATTGCTGGTGATGCCGTGCGAACACGACAGAGGATTCCATGAGGTCTGCCCGTCGTGGGGTCCAGTCGATGGCTGCCAGTGTTTGGAAGTGTTGGGCTATGTGCCGCACTCTGAGCCTCCTGCTCGACAGGACGAGGAAGCGTGAGCGGCATGGTCGGTAAGACGTACCTGCTTCGCGGCGAACCCGTCACCGTCCTCGCGAAGTGGCTTGGCAACGGGTGTCCGCGAAACGTGTTGTTGCGGTTGGCTGACGGCACGCTGACATGCAGACCGTTCCGTGGCTTGCGTAAGATGCAGCCATGAGCGGCAGCGACGTGTTCAATCCCCCGTACGCCTACGTATATAGGGCGCACGGTCCCGTCACGATCTACGACGACGTCGGTATCGGATGGATCGCTCGGGTGAAGGAATCGCTGCCGCACAAAGAGGAGTTGGCGAAGGCCATGGTCGACGGGTTGAACAAGGCCGCGGGTGCGGCAGACATGCGCGACCTTGATACGTGGTGCTCACACGTCACTGTCACAGGTGAGTTTCAGTCGCATGACTGGCGGCTCATTGAGGAGAAAGAACTCTGGCGCGTCGAACCCGGCTATCAGGGAAAGTGTCTTACCTACCAGCGGCGGTGGTATTGCGCTCGCTGCCGTACCTTCGAAGTGACAAGCGTTGCTTCGAATCTCACGGTGGTGAATACGTGATTCCGTCTCCTTGGCTGTCGGTGGTGCTAGCGCTCGGCACTCTCCGGGTGGTGCGACTCGTTGGTTGGGACACGTTCCCTCCTGTCGTCCGCGCCCGGGCGTGGCTGCTCGGCACTACCGTGTCTCGCACAGGCTCGCAGAACGCTGTGAACGGGCTAACGTCGGAGCAGGTCACCGCGACAGTCACGTACAGGCGTCCTGTGCTCGCGGAGCTTCTTGAGTGCGCGTTCTGCCAGGGCTGGTGGTGGTCGGTCGTAGCGTATGTGGCGTGGCGTCTGGAGCCGTCGTGGACGGTGGCGGTGCTCGCGCCGTTCGCGTTGAGTATGACCGTTGGCCTTGCTGCCCGCTGGCTCGACCCCTGAGCCATCACGCGGGCGTGATACGGTCTGCGGGTTCCACTACCGCCCGTGATGGGCAAGGAGGGCGAGATGCCCAAAGAATCCGTGTACGGAAGCCCACTGGCTTTTGACGAGAACGACCCGCGCAAGGCCATAGTCGAGGTTCGTTGGAACCGCGACCAGTATGTGCAAGTCGTGAGTAAGTGTGTCGACGCGCAGACAGGCGCAGACGGTGTTCGTGTCATGTCTGATGCCACTGGAACGGACGTTAGGGAAATCAGCCTGGGCGGTTTCTACGTTGATCTTGACCGGCAGGCGATCAACGACCTGATCCGTCACCTGCGTCGCGCTCGCGATCAGGCGTTCGGCCGGGACGAATAGCCGCGTGGTAGGGTTGGACGGAACCTAGCGGCCTCTACGGGGCTGGCAGGTCACCTTCGGGTGCGGGCGCTCTTCGGAGCGCCCGTCGTGTATCTGGGGGCGCTAACCGTTCGCCGCGCTAGCCTACAAGTCCCGAACCGAATCACCACCGAAGGAGGCCCTGTATGGGTTGTGGATGCTCTGGAAGCGTGAAGACAGCGGTGCAGAACGCTGAGGCGAACCAGGCCACGGGTGCGCGCACCCCTCGCTCCGACCGCCGCGAAGTCACGATGGCTAGCCTGGTGTGGAATCCGCCGGACAGGCCGAACCAGCCTGCCCCGACGACCGGCCAGTAACCGGCCCCGCACGTGGGGTGGTTTAGCCGCAAGAAGCCAGGGATGCGGATCGGTAATCCCGCATCGTTGACGGCCGCCGGGGTACGGGTGCATCAGCGGGACGCGCAGATCATGCGCCGCCTGATCCAGCCGTGGCAGACCCGCGCCCTGTCGTACTACGACATGGTGGGGGAGATCAAGTACGCCGCGAACTACGTCGGGCACGCCATGAGCCTACTGACGCTGCTACCTGCGCAGATCCAACCTGACGGGGAGATCAAGCCCACCACGAATCAGAACGTCGTTGACGCGCTCGCCCGTATCCAGGACCCCGGCGGAGGTAAGGGGCAGCGGAACGGGTTGCAGCAGCAGTACGGCAAACTCATGTTTCTCACCGGGGAGGCGTACCTCCTCGTGAGCAACGACCCGTTCACCGGGTTGGAGCAGTGGGAGGTTCTGTCCACCGACGAGTTGCGCGTCATGGACGGCGTGATCATGCGGTACCGCGCACCGTCGATCATGATCCAGAACTACCACGAGGTGAAGGACGAGGATTTCTTCCCCGTTGATGACGACAGCGCTGTCGCGTACAGGCTGTGGAAGCGGTCGCCGAGGTGGTCGGCACTCGCGGACTCCTCAATGGCCGGTGTCCTCCTGCTCGTGGAAGAACTCGTGCTACTCACCGCCGTCGTCCGCGCGCGCGCCCGTTCACGGCAGGCAGGGAACGGGATTCTGTGGATAGACGACGCCCTGTCACAGACCCCGCTAGAACCGCTGGGTGACGAAGACCCGTTGAACGACATTTTCTTGCAGGACCTGACGGACGCTATGACTGCCTCCATCGAGAACGAAGGGTCAGCGTCCGCTGTTGTTCCGCTGATCATGCGCGTCCCTGTCCCAGAAAATAAATCCCTCAAGGATCTTGTGTACCACATGGAGCTTGTCGACCCAGTGCAGCTGTATCCGGAGACAGGATTGAGGGAGGAATGCATCCGTCGTATCGCTATCGGACTCGACCTTCCAGCGGAGATCCTGACAGGGATGGGGGACCTGACGCACTGGAACGCATGGCAGGTCGATGAGAGCACGTGGAAGGCGCACTTGCAGCCGATGGCGCAACAGTTGGTGTCCGACCTCACGCAGTCCTACCTGCGTCCCTACCTTAGCGATATGGGTGTCGCTGATTGGCAGACCTATTGCATCGACTACGACGCGTCCGCGATCATCAACCACCCTGACCGGGGCGCTGCTGCTGATGAGGCGTTCGACCGGGGCACGATCAGCGATGACACGTACCGGAAGTCGAAGGGGTTCGATGACGCCGATGCGCCGTCCCCTGAGGAACGGAACGTGTACTTGGGGATCAAGCTCCGCGACCCTGGTTTGGCGGTGTACGGGACACCGTCACTGCGTCCAGGGTCGGAACTGGAGATCGCGCCTGGCGTGCTCGAAACCCCGGACACAGGTGGTGCGGATGGCGGATCGGGTGGCGTAACGTCCGCTCCGGTGCGTGGCCCTGGCGGGTCGGCGTCGGAGACGACGAAGGGAAAGCCGCCGCAGCCGATCAGCGGCGAGGTGATCGGATCGGCCGCGACGGCGGCCGTGTCTATCGCGGCGGAACTGGCGGTGTATCGTGCCCGCGAACTCGCCGGGTCGAAGCTCCGGTCCCTCGCGAAGAAGGACCCGGACGCGTTGGCGTTGATCGACGGGGTACGCGCGAACCTTGTCGCGGCTACCCTGGGTGCGGATCGCGTGAAGACGTTGACGAAGCAGCAGCCTGCGCAGCTGGTCGCGGGTGCGCGAGGGATGATCGAGGAAGCGTTGCGGTCATGTCACGTCACGGACACGGCGATGGTGGAGTTGTTCGTGTCGAACGTCGAGTTGCACGCGTCACGAACTTTGTTCGAGACGCTCCCGGCCCCGGTGTCGGCGTCGTTGACGAACAGGGTTGCTGCCGCTGCGAACGGGAAGGTGACGGCGTGATCGGGAAGCTTCTCGGGAGGATCGTCGGTGAAGTCATCACGGCTCCGTTGACCATCGTCGCGGAAGCTGTCGAGGCGGTAGAGACCACTGTCGATGAGGTAGGCAAGGCGTCCGAGCGGGCTTTCGACAAGATCGATGGTTCACCGCCACGGAGGAAGCAGTGATGGACATGACACGTGAGACGCGTTGCGCGAACGCCGAGGCTGTCGTCAAAGAGCAGCGCGGTCATGGCGGCGCATTGGCGTGGGACGAGTCTGGTGGCGAGGAAGTGGTGAAGGCATCCGAGCTTCGCCGGTTGCAGGCTGCGGTGATGGGCGAATCACGCCCGCGTGATGAGGGTCAAGTAGAGGTTTAGGGTTGGGCGTCCAGATGCCCGAGTACCGCTCCGTCAAGGAGACCACCGCGGAAGCGGTGGAAGCGACGCAGCCGAAGCCAGAGAAGGCTGTCCCTGTCGCACCATCGGCGGCGCACCACAACCGTGTCATCCAGGCTGGGTATAAGCGCGCCGACGATCTGGTGCCGCGGATGGTGAAGGTGCTCGAACCGATCCTGCGGAAAGCAGGCCGTGACGCAGCCGCGAACTTCACGGCGACAGTGACGAACCACCTCACCGCTTCGGCACGTCGGGACGCGGACATGGCGGCGCTCGTAGGACTCGCGCCCGCTGATGTCCGGTCGCTCGTTGCGTCATTGGCGTTGACGGCGGCGGCTCCGACACCGTTGAGCACGATGGTTTGTCTGAAACCTACTGCGGAGCAATCCGCTGCGCTCACTGTCCCTGGCGGTGACCCAGCGGGGATGCTGCACGTCACATTGGCGTCGCTCGGGGAGATCGATGGGCCACTCGACATGCTTGGTGACGCATTGCGGTTGGTCGCTGCGAACTGCGGTCCCCTGACGGGTGTGGTGGCAGGTAGCGGCGAGTTCGGGAAACCAGACGGCGACACCATCGGCATCCTCCTTCCCGACGTACCAGGTCTGGTCGAACTGCGGGTAGCGGTGACGCAGGCACTGGTGAAGTACGGGGTCGAGTACGCCCGCGACCACGGCTTCGAAGCGCACGCATCCACTGGCACACCCGACGCGCCCGACACCGCAACGGTGTTCGGGCTTCCATTGACGTTCGATGCGCTCTACGTAGTCCGGGGCGACCAGGTCGAGATCACGCTGCCGCTCACCGGGGGATTGCCGTTGACGGCCGCAGCCGCGAAGAAGCAGCCTCCCGCCACGCTCACCCCGGAGCAGTTGGCGGCACGCCACAAGGCCGTCGAGGAAGCTAAGGGCGAACTCCGCACCGCCCTATCCGACGGAAGCAGCCCCGAGCATGTTGAGGCGGCGAAGGCGAACCTCCGCGACGCCCAAGCTGATCTGTACGCGGCGTCCGCCGGTAACCCCGTGTGGAGCGCCCCGGCCCCTGCCGAAATGCTGGACGTGGATGCGCTGATCTTCTCGCTACGCACGAAGACGGAGCCTGTCCGGCAGGCGATGGTTCGTTCGGTCACACAAGCCAGTTTGGAAAGCGCAGGGGTCAGCTTCGATGTGAGCAACCCGTATGTCGCGAAGGAGATCGCGAACACCGCGAGCCAGATCCCTAACATCGCGCAGACGACGTTGGACAACGTCACGAAGATCGTGCAGGCGTCCTACGACCAGGGCTTGTCGATCCCGGACACCGCTAGGGCGATCCAGGTAGGGATGAACGAGCAGTCTTACACCCGCGCTGTCACTATCGCCCGCACCACCCTCGCCGGGGCCACAGGGGGCGGGAGCCTCGCCGCGACACAAGCCATTGACGCCGCGACCGGCGGGAACTCGAAGCTAAGCAAGGTGTGGATGACCGCCGAGGGAGCTATCTACCCGCGCCATGAACTTGTGGACGGGCTTGACGGACAAACGCAGCCCCTCGACGCTCCTTTCGACGTGGACGGCGACTCGCTCATGTTCCCAGGTGACCCATCCGGTGAGGCGGGATCGGTGATCAACTGTCGTTGCACGCTTGGTTATATGAGCGGGGACGACGCGGAAGCGGAGTAGAAAGCGTAACGGCCCCTTGCGGGGCCGTCTGCTCATCCTCGGCGGCTTGGAGGCAGGAGAACTGTCACGATCCCTGCACCAGCCGAGAAGCTTTTAGCGATTCAGACTCAGGAACGCGTTGGGGTGCATCTCGCTGAACCGCTGGATGTCCCACAGGTAGGTGATCGCGCCTTCCGCGTTTCCCCACCTGTTCTCGGGTTCCAGTTCGCGCAGATCTTCGAGGTGGTCGATGCCGTACTCGACGGCGGCGTGGAGAAGCGTCGTGATGTCACCGAGGCGTTCGCCGTCGATGTCGGACAGCCACATATCCCCGTCTGGGAGGTGCTTCGGGTACCGGATGCTGAGCGCGGCTTTCGTGAGGCAGCGCGCCCAGATCGGGGAGACATTCGAGGTGTAGTTCCCGATGCGGGTGTAACCTCCCTCCGGGTAGAAGGCCACGGTGGAACCCTCGACCCCGTTGGTAGCTAGACCAGGGTGGGTGTCATCAAAGGACGGTTCGATGTAGTGCGGGTACGGGCCGCCCGTGTCGATACGTGCGGAGAAGTCGTAGCTCATGCATCCTCGTTCTTGAGAAGGGACAGGGTGATGTCGACACCGGCTGCTTCGTTACGCATCTGCACGCGATCCCTAACTGATCCGTGAGGCTTCATCTCGAAGCCTGCGAGGTTGAGTGACGCTACGAGCGTGGCGATCTGCACGGTGTCGGTGTGCTCCGTGATGCCGCCGCTGTCGTAGACTCGCGCGACGACACTCACGATGCAACCTTCGTGGCGCATCCGTATCCCATCATGTCGCCAACCGCGGAGCGCTTGGAAGTTCTGTAGAGGCCAGGGTAGTTGCTGGTGCGATCCTGTCGGTTCGGTCCTGCTGTGTGCTTGCGATCCCACGACCACGCGATTTTGCCGCGTCCAGGAACACGGATCGTGTTGTAGTTCCTGTCCGTTGACGCGATGGTCTGACGGATACGTCCTGTGAGGGTTCCGTCCACATACACGTCGTACGCCGTCAGCGTCTTGCCGCGATGGTCGGGCGCGTAGGTGGTGTCGTGGTCGTAGTACGGCGCTTTGCGGTACTCAACCTCGATGGTGAGATCGGGAACGCGCTTACCGCCGAACCCGTACTCCTGAAGCAGAAGTGTTTCTTTGCTCATGGTGTGCCTCCTTGGTGGATCGTGACTCCCCAACCATACCTAGCCTGCTATACGAAGTCAAGGGTGGGTGTGGAGCTACCACCCCGCCGCGCTAGCCTACGGCCCACGGAACTTTCACCGTCCATCTGGAAAAGGGGAATCGGTCATGGCTGGATCTGGAGCCGCACAGGCTCGTCGTAGGGCACGTAGGGCCGCCGCACGTGTGGCGGCCGAGAAGCGCATCCCTGCGTTCACTGAGGAGCAGGTCGCGGAACTCGCGGCGATCACCGCTGACGCGAGCGGAGCGGACGGTCTTCCGCTCGGCGCGCGCGACGAGGCGTGGGACGGCCCCGCGGCCACGAAGGACTACGAACTTCCCGCCGACGCGGACTGCTTCATGTGGAAGGACTCCGACGGTGACCCTGCGGTCAAGTCGTCGTACAAGTTCCCGTTCGTGTCGAAGGACGGCGGCAAGCACGCCGTCTGGAAGGCTGTCACCGCGGTCGCGGGTGTGCTTTCGGGTGCCCGTGGCGGCGCTGACATCCCGGACGCCGACAAGGCCAAGATCAAGACGGCAGTGGAGGGCTACTACAAGGCAGCCGCGAAGAAGTACGAGGACGACACCATCACCGTGCCGTGGAAGGACGACAACGCGAATGCCGAGGCCGACACAGAGGAGTTGGCAGCCGTCGCGAACACGGCGGTGTGCGCTGACGGTGACTGCGGCCACCCTGACGGCATGCATGGCGGCGACGGCAACATGGGTGCATGCTCCGCCCTCGGTTGTGACTGCGACGGATTCGAGACGACGGACATGGACGGCGAAGACCTCGCTGCCGCTGCGGTGGACGGCCTGATCGCGGAGATCGCGGAGTACGTCACTGTCCGTGACGGTCAGGACACACCGTTGCGTGACACCCTCGCACGATTCGCTCTCACGTTCGCGGGCGACGACGGTATTCCGCTGATCGACGCGCATAAGCCGTCGAGTCGTATCCCGAAGCGGAACCCGTCGCCGCGCTTGCCTGACATCACGAAGGTGCCGACAGGTTCGGATAAGGCATCTGCGCAGATGCAGTGGACCGCCACCCTTGCACCGGAGGCCGCGATGACGGCGGACAACCGTGCGTTCGCTCCTGACAGCATCTCGTGGCGTGACCTGCCGCTCACCCTCATGGGCCTGGTCGAAACGTCTGCGGAGGGCGGCCACGATGGCGCTCAGGTCGCGGGACGGATCGACAACATCTGGCGCGAAGGGAATCTGATCCAGGCGTCGGGTGTGTTCGATGACGGCGAGTTCGGGCAGATGATCGCCCGCATGGTCGGAGATGGCACGTTGCGCGGCATCAGCGTGGACTTGGCGGTGCATCAGTACGATGTGGGGCCGAAAAGCGACTGGTTCGACGCGGAAGGCGTGTGGGCACCGAAGCCCGACGACGAAACCGACGCACCCTCCCTCATCGACATCGCGTTTGGGGAGAAGGGCGACGACACGATCATCGTCGTCGCTGACGCCACTATCGGTATGGCGACCGCGTGCCCGTTCCAGGCGTTCGCTGAAGCCACGATCCAGCTTGCGTCGTCGCTGGTCGCTTCGACGCAGCTCGAAGCGATGTGGACAGTCACGTCGCAGGGCGGCTACCGCGTCACCCCGGTACGGAACGCTGCGGCTCTGGTCGCTTCCGCGGTCGAGACCGAGATCCCCGTTCGCCCGCCCGTGGAGTGGTTCGCGAACCCCGAGTTCGACGGGCCGCAGCCGCTCACCGTCACCGACGACGGGCAGGTGTACGGCCATGCTGCTGAGTGGAACGTCCCGCACATCGCGTTCCCAGACAACCACGTGTACGCGCCACGGTCGAAGACCGATTACGCCTACTACATGCTCGGTGAGATCGCCTGTGCGGACGGGGAGCGTGTCCCAGTCGGGAACATCACCCTCGGCACCGGCCATGCGTCATCGGGGTTGGGTCAGGCCGCCGCGGCCGCCCATTACGACCACACAGGCACTGTGGTGGCGGATGTGGCGTGCGGTGAGGACGAGCACGGCATCTGGGTCGCGGGGGCTGTTCGTCCCGGCACGTCGGAGGAAACGATCCGTGTGTTGCGGGCAGCGAAACTGTCGGGGGACTGGCGGAACGTGAACGGCAACCTCGAACTCGTCGCCGCGCTCGCCGTCAACGTGCCTGGGTTCCCGATCCCCCGCACCCGCGCATCCGTGGTCGCGTCGGGTGAAGCACCCGAGGTGATGTCTTTGACGGCCGCCGGGATCGTGTGCGGTGCGGAGTGCCAGGCCGCGATGGCCGAGATCGCGGAACTCGCTGATTCCATCGAGGCGTAGACGGTGGGTCGCGCCAGTGTGAAGGTCGGGCAGCGGCAGCCGCGCACGCTTTCGCAGCGTCGCCGTGCCGCGTTCCGTAGCCTCACGGCTGCGGCCCCAGCGATGCTCCCGACGTACGACATGTTGTACGGCGGAGCAGCGGAGAAGTTCTTCAAGGAGCACGCGTTGCAGAGGGAGTCGCCGGTTTGGGGCGGCGACTCGTGGCCTATCGAAGCTAGTAGCGCAGGGCTTCCGTCCAAGAACGTGCTGTTCGTAGACAGGGGATCGGCGGTTGTAGCGACAAACAGCGGTGCGCTCGCGCTTATCAGCATCGGGGACGGTTGGTTCAATGTGCGCGTCGCAGGAGACAGTCAGACGCAGGTAGACACCGCATGCGCTGCATTCAGGCAGGCGTATCCCGCGTCGTATCTGACGCAGGACAACGCGACCGTCCCGATCACGTTCTGGGCGAACAGCAAGCACGGCCCTATCCCGCGCCTCCGTCGTGTGGAGTCCGCACAGTGGGGCGACATCGAGCAGAACTACACCTCCCATGTCCGTGACTCGCTCGGGTCGCTCATGGCGTGGGACGCACCCGAGACGGTTGACGGCCAGCTGCTGCTTTGGCAGGGACAGCCCGGCACAGGGAAGTCGTGGGCGCTCCGGGCGCTTGCGTCGCAGTGGGCACCGTGGGCCGAGTTCCACTACATCACCGACCCCGACTCGTTCTTCGTGGACGACCCCTCCTACATGATCAACGTGCTGCTCGCGGACAGCTACGACATGCTCGAACCCGTCAGCGGCGACGTGTACGCGGAAAGCAACCCGCTCGGGAAGTGGCGTGTCCTCATCCTGGAAGACACGGGGGAGCTGCTGTCCGCTACCGCGAAGGAGAAGTACGGGCAGGGACTGTCGCGGCTCCTGAACGTAGTGGACGGCATGATCGGGCAGGGCCTCCGGGTACTCGCGCTGGTCACGACGAACGACGAACTCGGGACGCTGCATCCTGCCGTCACCCGGCCGGGACGGTGCGCGTCGCAGATCGAGTTCCTGCCGATGACCGCCGACGAAGTAGCAGCATGGGCTGGTGAGGACGCCGTGGAAGGCGCGACCCTCGCGGAGTTGTACGCACGCAAGAACAATGGTGCGGAAGCAATCACCACAGACGACGAAGCTATGGTCGCGGCCGCCCATGATGTTCACGCTGGCGTGATGATCGAAGAGATCGCCGTGGACGCCCAGGAAGCCTTGAACGCCTACTGGGCAGAGCACGAGGAAGACCGTGTCCTCGAAGGGCAGGAGACAGGATTCGATCCCGTCGACCAAGCGTTGCAGTACTGGCACCTTGAACTCGCGGAGCCTATCCACTCCGATGTGGCCGCGCGGGTGGAAGGAGGCGACGAAGGCGTGTTCACGCTCCCGAATGTGGAGCGGTGGATCGCGGAGGAAGCGGAGGAGAAGCAGCAGGCCGACGAGACGGCCGCTGAGGTTGAGTTCGCGACGCTTCTGGAACTCGCCACGCAGCCGCTCGAACTCGAAGGGGACACACAGAACCTTCTCTCTGATTCCCCAGACGTGTCGGCGCTCGTCGCGTCGCTGCCGCACGTAGCGGAGTCACCTGCGTTGCGCGCCGGTATCGAAGCACTCGCGGCGTCTCACAAGGCAACCACGGAAGGGATCGCGTCCCTCGTCGCGTCTGCGCATACGGAGCGCACGCACGGCACCGGGGACGCATTGGCATTGACGGCGCTCGGGGTGCTTCGCGAGTTCGCCTCGCGTCCTGCACCCGCAGCGCCCCAACTTGGCGACATCCACGTTCACGTCCCACAGCACGATTTGGCGGTGACGGTGGAGGGGTCGAAGGTGGAGCCACGCTTCGACGTTCACATGCCTGTGCAGCCCGCTCCTGTCGCGAACGTCACGGTGCATGTGCCGGAGCAGGCGGCGGCGGAGCCTTCGCCTATCATCGTGAACGTGCCTGAGCAGAAAATCGACGTTCATGTCCCAGCCGCCCAGGTCGATGTGCATGTCACGACCCCTGAGCCTGTTGCTGCGTCTGCGCGTCGTGTCCGGGTGGAGTACGACGCTGAAACCGGCGCGAAGTCCTACGTCACCGAGGACGCCACGTGACCGTCTACACGGGTCCGGTGTGTTACCAGGACGGGTGGCACTACTCGGTCGTCACCGACCCTGCCACGGGTTATGACGCGCTTGGGGAACGGCTGTACTTGAACGACGACGGCACCTATCGCGTCTCTACCGATGGTGACGAGTCGTGGTCTGACCGGAAGCATGAACGGTACGCACTCCTGGTGCCTGCTGACGGCTCTCCGATGGTTAGCGTCACCCCCGACGAGATGACCGCCGTGCAGAAGGTGCTGGACGACATCAGGAGCACACAGTGACCGCTGTATCGCTGGACGGGTTGGTGTGGCACGGCCGCGACGGCCGGGTCTATCACGCCCGCGTGACGGGCGGCGCGGTGGTGTTCAAGCCGACCTCTACAGGTCTCCGCGACCTCGTGCGGTGGGTGACGGGCAAGAGCCAATATTTGGTCAGCAAGCTGCTGAACGCGATCTTCAACGCCACCACATACACGCCACCCGCGACGCTCTACCAGGCGTTGTGGACATCGGCGCTGTCGGCGTCGTCTACGGGCGCTTCGAGCGGTGAGGCTTCCTACACAGGGTACGCCCGTGTAGCGGTCACCGCGAACACGTCGAACTACAGCACCTCGACCGCGGGGTCGGCGACGACAAACAGCGTCGCGATCACGTTCGGCACGAACGCTGGGTCGTTGCAGACCGTCACCTACTTCGCGATCCTAGACGCAGCATCGAGCGGAAACATCCTGTACTGGTGCTCTATCACTAGCACAGCGATCAACCCCGGTGACACTCCCCAGATTGTGTCTGGGGCTGAGTCGATCACCGAGACGTAGAGTAGGAGGGGCGATGGCCCGTCTCCTGCAAAGCGGAGCAGAACTTCAGAGCGCCACCGCAGGTGTTGAAGCAGACACCGTTTCTGCTGGTGTAACGATCTCTACGACAGCCGCAAAAGTTCGGTCAGGACTGGCGTCTTGGAAGTTCGCGCCTTCTGGTGCTGCTCAGACAATCAACTGGGCGTTTGCTAAGACGAACCAATCCGCGGTTTTCTACTCTAGAGCATATGTATTGTTCGACACTCTTATTTCAGAGGGAGGAAACCGTAAGATATTTGCACAATGGGCTGCGATAGGAGGTGGAGCACAGGGAAGCATTGCAACTAACGGAAACGGCGCTCTTTTCTTGCAGCAGACAGGTGGAACTATCATTGGTAATACCGCTAACGGTATTGTTCAGGTAGGACATTGGTATCGTATTGAGTTCAAGGTAGATGCCACTGTTTCTCCGTGTACATATGAGGCGAGATATACAGATTGTGGAACGTCAGGTAACGATCCAGGTACGGCTGGAATCGTGATTGGGTCTGGTGTTAACAATGTTGCTGGTTCTACGGCGAGATTTCAGGTTGGATTGCCTAACTCTACAGTAACTCAGGGAGTGATGTACGCAGACGATCTTGCCGTGAATGACGCTACAGGGTCAGTGCAGAACTCGTGGTGCGGGCCGGGAAAGATCATCCATCTTCATCCCGCAGCGCCAGGTGATAGCAACACGTTCCCTGTGCAAGTGGGAGGTACGGCTGGGTCAGCGAATAACTGGACTAGGGTGAATGAGGTGCCGCCGGACGACGCGACCTCGTATAACGCGTCTGCGGTTTTGAACGCGAGCGACCTGTTCGCGGTCGGGGCGTCTGGGGTCGGGTCACTCGACACGATCAACACGCTGTGCGTTGGCGGCAGGATCGCTGACCTTGTTGGTGCGGATGCGACGGCGGCGGTGAAGGTGCAGATCGAGAAGACAAGTGGTGGCACGAAGGCTATGTCGGCGTCGTTGGCTCCGAACACGGTGACGTGGACGACGAACCCGACACAGCCAGGGGCGTCGTACTACCCGTTGGTCACGTACCTGGACCCGGACGGTGGCGCGTGGACAGCCGCGACGCTCACATCAATGCAGATCGGCTATTTGCAGTCCGTGATCAACCTTCAAGCGGTTGGTGTCACGAACGTGTGGGCATCGGTGGACTACAACCCGCTCGTTCAAATACTCGTATCCCTCGCAGGCGCGGGTGCTTTGTCTGCGACAGTAACGCCATATCAGCGGCTCGCTCCGCAACTGGCAGGCGTGGGTGCTCTGTCGGCTGCGGTGACGCCGTATAAGCGGTTCACGGCCGCGATGGTAGGTGCTGGGTCGCTCGCCGCGTCGATGACCTTGTACCAGCGGTTCGCTGCGTCCCTAATGGGCACGGGGGCGTTGAACGCAACGATCACCCCGTATCAGCGGTTTGTCGCCTCGCTCGCCGGTGCGGGTGCGTTGAGTGTCACGGTGACGGAGTACCAGCGTCTGGTTGCGCTGCTCGGTGGGGAAGGCGCGTTGGCAGCACTCCTCACCGCGATCCCAGCGCCGATCCCTACTGTGGCGGCTGGTGTCGGCGGGAGCGGCTTCCCCGCAGGGTGGGTGGCACGCAGACTCGGCGAGCAGCCGTTGGACGACCGTGACCTGGCGGAGATCGCGGAACTCATCGCGCTCGGCTTGCTATAGCAGGCCCGTCACGCGCGCGTGATAGACCTAAACGTTGGGTTGAGGGTTAGCATCGGGATACAAGCGTCGCCCGCACGCGCTGACATGGCCGCTGCACTCGCCGCCGCTACAGGCGCGGACGTGGTGTTCGACCCGACCCCCGATCATCCGCGCCGGTCGCCGTGGCGCACCTACCGTGCCGTGCTTGAGGCGACACCAGGGTTCGGGTGCGGATTCACGAACGCAGGCGCACCGACGCACCGCATGGTCGTGCAGGACGACGGTGAGCTATGTCAGGGCTTCACGGAAGCCCTGGTCGCTGCGATAGTGGCGAGGCCGGACAGGGTCCTCGTGTTCCACGTGAGCGGGAACCCGTACGAGCATAAGCAGGCGATGGAGCGCGCGTGCGCCCGAGGGGTGTCGTGGGCGGAACTCACCACCGCACGTTGGTGTAGCGCCGTAGCTACGTGCTGGCCCGTGCGGCTCATCCACCCCCTGCTCCGTTATGTGGACGAACAGCTGTGGCCCGAGTCGTTCGTCGCCGATGATGAGATCATCGGCAGGTTCCTCCGCGACCACGGCGAGACACCGCTCGGGTCGGTCCCGTCCCTCGTGCAGCATCCCGACCTGGTGCAGTCGCTGCTCGGGAAGAAGCACCGATTGGGTGTGGACCCAGGCCGTGTCGCCGTGTGCTTCCCCATGGATGACTGCGCCCTGTATGTGGATTGGACGCTCGGGCCTGGATGAACAGAGGCCCCCTTGCGGGGGCCTCGTTCGTTAGCGGCGTACCAGGGAGGGTTCAGTCACGATCCACCCGCCGCTAAGTCCTTAGCGTCTCTACCGCACGGTGAGCCTCAACGGCAGCGTCCAGCTTCGGCTCCGAAGTCATGACTTCTCCTCCGCCGCCCAAAGCTCCTCGATCCACCAATCCCCGACCTGGCCCAGCTCCTCATTAGCCCATTCCGACGCTTCGTCGGCTGTATTGAATGGCCCGTATAGCGTCAAGCCACGAAGCGGGTGAGTGCCGCCGACAGCGACCCATCCTGAGAGCTTGTCCGCGCTCATTTGCACAGCCATTCCCGCCACGTCCCCACCAACGGCCCACCGTACAAGTGAACTTCGCTCCAGCACCTCATGCCGTGGGTCATGGCCCAGGCGACGAACACCAACGCCCCGTGGCTCACGACGCCTCCTTAGCGGGCTCGGTGTTCTTCGTCCAAACCTCGTGGAAATGCTCTGTACCGCGAGGATGGGTGCAGTTTGCGACCTTGATGCCGTTCTCGAACACCGGCAGCAAGCACAGATTGTGCGCTTTCGTCGGCACGGTCATTTCCTTCACTGCGTCTTTCATGTATCTCACCCTCCTGCTTCGGGAGCGGTAGCGCTCCGAACCGCCGCCCAGTAGGCGACGATCCGCAAAGCTACGCAGTTCGGCGACGAGCAAGCTCCCGTTCGATCTCTCGCAGGCGGTTCATGACAGAAGCCGGCTCGTGGCCTGCGCTGAAAGCGTCGCGCTGCATCCGAAGCGATGTGCGCTCCCGGCAAAGATCCTCGGTAGTGGTGGACTTCATTTGCTCACCCTCCTAGATTGGTTGGATCGTGACGCCGGAAAGCGTACCGACCCTGCTATACGAAGTCAAGGGTGGGAAATGTGATCTAGTCGGACGCGCTTTCGGTGGCTTCCATCGCTTTAGCGAACGCACCGAGCAAACCCAGCAGGCACGCCAACACGGAGCAGACGACGACGATGATGGCTTGGGGGCGCGTCACGCGAGCCGCTGTTCCCACAGGTACCGGCGGGACTGGAACAGCCGCTGGTCTTCCGCGAAGCGCCGCTGCCCCTTCTGGTAGGTGCCGTCCGTAGGGGCCGTCCCCCAGTTCGGGTGGCTGTGCGCGACCACAGCGTCCTTCGCGTGAGCGTACGTTCCCCGAGCGCGTGCGGTCGCGACGAACTCGTCATCAACGAAGCTGTGGTCGTACGCCTCGCACATGATATTCCCCGAGTCCGGGGCGTCTACGGTGCCGCACTCGCCGTATTCGCGACACACGAGCATGTGGGTGGAGTGGTGGCCCGACTGGACGCGCGGATTAGCTTCGTCGTTCGTTCCGATCACGCACGCGCGGGTTTCGAGGTGCGCGGCGAGCATCCGTTCGAAGCAGCCGGGGTGGAAGTCGAGGTCGTCGGCCCCGGTGAAGACGAACGGCTCGGTGGTGAACCGCATCCCGAAGTTGATCTTCCTGCCCCATCCTTCCTGCTCGGGCGAGACGGTGAGCAGCCACACATCGCCGTGCTGGCCCGTGTGCGGCAGGATCGCTGCGATCTCCTCGTCGTCTCCTTCTGTCGCGATGAACACCAGGCGGCATGGAGTGATCGTGGCCGCGGCACGCAGGGAAGCGATCAATGGCTCAACGCGGTGAGGGCGCGCGAGGACAGGCGTAAGAACTGCCACGATGTACGCGCTCATTGCTTCCCTCCTGCGTGTCGTGCCGCCATCTTGGTGGTTGGCTTCTCAATCTCAGCTATGCGGATGCGAGGATCGGCGTCCAAAACCTCGCGTAGCACAAGCCATTCATGCCATCGCAACACAAGCTTTCCCGCGCCGCCAGTTCTGGCGGTCGGGCAGCTATCACCTGCGACAATCCTTAGAACGCGGCCTGACTCAACAAGGATGTGCGCGTGATCGCCGATCCTGACGCATCCGAACGAAAGCGTGATGCCTTCGTAGTCGTCTGGCGTGTAGGAGTTGAAGGTGTAACCGCCAGGAAGACCTACCGTGCGGTTTCTCTCTGCCGTCTCGGGATGAACGATGTTCCTCGACATTCGCATAGCAGGATACATGCCGTCACGCCCGCGTGACAACACTCGACCGCTGGTTGAGGGACGCCACCACGCACCACGGTAAGATTCTGCGTACCCACCCGAACGCCATAGTCGTTCCTGGGTAGCTCGGCGTCATAGCCGCCTAGCGCAAACCGAGAACTTCAACTTTGCGCCAGGAGGAATGGCTATGAACCCGCACCAGCAGCATCTGATCGAGCAGGGCCTCGCCCGCGTCTACCGCGGCCGTGTGATCCCTGTCATGCGCGGCGGCAGCGACGCCGACGACAACCTTTTCCCGGACGTTCCCACCGATCTTTCGGCGCTGAGCGCCGACGAGCTTTCCGCACTTGAGGCGAGCATCGTCGCTGGTGTCCAGGCCGCACGCGACAACGCCGCCGAGTTCGTCACGGACGAGTACACCCCCGCCGACCTGCTCGCCGAGGCGAAGGCCGCTGTCGAGTCGCTTGGCGCGATCCGCACCGAGCTTGCGTCGCGTGTCACCGCCGAGGCGGAAGACACCACCGAGGTCGAGACCGACGAGACCGCTGACACGGAGGGCGCTGAGGGTGCCGACGTGGACGCCGAACTTGCCGCGCTCGCCGCGGAGGCCGCGATGAAGGACACTGAGGACGACGAGGACACCGAAGGCGAGACCGACGGTATCCCCGCGGGTGAGAAGGTCATGCCGAACGTTCGCGGTAAGGCGAAGGCGAAGGGCAAGACGCAGGCCGAGACTGTCACGGCTGCCGCCCAGGTTCGTGTCCCGCTTCCGCGTCCCGTCGGCGGGAACGTCCCACGCGAGCATCGCTCCGCGAAGGTGACGCTCACCGCTGGTGCAGCGGTGTCGAACATCAAGCCTCTTGGTGAGGCGTTCGATTCGATGACCGAGGTCGCGAAGGTCATGCAGGATCGCCTTCGTTCCTACGGTCACATCCCGGAAGGAATGCGCGAGAACGATGTCGTTGCCCGCGCCGACTGGCGGCACACCTATCCCGAGGATCGCCACCTCACGGGCGAGAGTCTGACGGATGACATGGCGCTTGTTGCGTCCGTCACCGACCCGAAGCGCATCAAGACGCAGTTCGAGAAGCTGAAGCGCGCACAGATCGAAAACCCCTACGACCAGTCGCTGGTCGCAGCCGGTGGTCTCTGCAACCCCGTGACGCCGTACTACAACCTCCAGATGCTCTCGACGCCGATGCGGCCCGTCCAGGCAGCGTTGCCGTCGTTCAACGCTGACCGCGGCGGCATCATCTTCGTCCAGCCCGCCGGACTCAGCGCCTTCTCGTCCGCCGTCGGCCTGATCACGGAAGCGCAGGACGCCGCCGGTGGCTCCTCCGCGCAGAAGTCGTGCCTCACCGTCGTCTGCCCTCCAGTCGTCCAGACCGACGTGGACATCATCTACCACTGCTTGCAGTTCGGGAACCTCGGTGCCCGCTCCTTCCCGGAGCAGGTCGCTCAGGCATCCGAAACCACGCTCGCGGCACACGCACGGCTCGCTGAGGCGAACCTCCTCACCCAGATCGACACGAACAGCACCCAGGTCACCGCCGGTTCGCTCGGGCTTGGGGCGTCCGCGACGATCTTCTCGCAGGTGCTCGCAGCCGCGAACGGTGTCCGGTCCGCGAACCGCATGGACCCCACCGCCATCCTCCGGCTCATGCTGCCGTTCTGGGCAGTCGACCTGATCGTCTCCGACGTTATCCGCAGCCAGTTCGAGCGGTTCGACACCACGGAGGCGAAGGTCACCGCACTGTTCCGCAGCTTCAACATCGAGCCGACGTACTACATCGACAGCGCAGCAGGACGCGGACAGGTGTTCGCCACCCAGGGCGCAGGCGTCCTCAACACGTTCCCGTCCAACGTCGTCATGTACCTCTTCCCCGAGGGCAGCCATCTGTTCCTCGACGGCGGAGTCCTCGAACTCGGAATCGTCCGCGACTCCGTGTTGAACAGCACCAACGTATTTCAGCTATTTGGTGAGAGCTTTGAGAATTCTGCTTTCGTGGGGATTCAGTCTCTCGCTATTGTGTCAAGCACTTGTGACAGCGGACGCGTCGCAGCTCCCTATGCTGATCACAATTGCCCATACACCTACGCGACTGCTTCCTGATAAGGAACCGAAGCTGTCCGCGTTCGTGAATCTTGGGTCGAAGAGGGGAGTCCCATCATTGGGACTCCCCTCGCGTCCAAATTCTCTACCTCTGACCTTTCCAGATGCGCCAAACAAGTGCGTAGCTGACATCGTGTTTCTCAGCGACTCGACGTGCGGTTCCTCTGGGAATATCCCCGGAAACGTCACGGCGTATAGCTTCGATCTTGTCCTCAGAAATACGCATCAAGGCGTGCTCTCTCATATGTTCGGAGCGAGAAAGTGGTTCGAGGTGGTCTGGGTTCACACACGACTTCTGTTCGCATTTGTGATGAAGGAAAAGACCACGCTGAACGGTTCCTCGGATGCTCTCGTAAACTGCCTTGTGAGCAACTTGGGAACGTCCTCCATGCTTTCCGTATCCCTGAACGTCGATGGGTCCAGTCCAAAGCCAGCATGGAGTCTCGAATCCCGTGTTCGTGACCTTGTAGCGTTCAAGGTTCTTTCTTTGCTTGCTCTGGTGTCCTCGTATGTGACGAACGGGCATGCCTTCGTAGATCCCGAGGGGACGATTTGTGTAGGTCGCGATAGGTGTTTTCTCCCCGCAGCCGCAGAGGCACAGGCCGTTGTGGTTCACGGGAAGATCCTTCGACGGGTCGCTCAAGCGCTTGCCACGTCCGCTGTGACCCTTGAGGTAGTCGCGCGGTTCTCCCTTCACGTAGCCGTACTTGGCCCACGTGTACTCCGAGACGGTCGTCTTCTGTCCGCATCCGCACTTGCAGATTCCGGTAGGGTTACTCATAGGTTCGTTCCTCTCGATGGTGGACTGGCCTGCATGGGCCGTAGCGCGTCAACGCTACGGCCCAACTATAACACACACCGCTTCTGTTTCTTTCTGTTTGAGAAAGCATCCTTTGTTGGATTCAGGGTTGCGGCGGCCGGATGGTTCGGGGCGGCTGCCGCAACACCCCTTCCGGGGGTGACCACGTGAGCAGCACCCAGACCGTCGGTTTCGGCCCCCTCTGGCGCGTTGACGGACCTGCTCCGGTTCCGCAGCAGTTCGGGTTGTTGCAGGCCGCGATGACGGCGAGCGAACCTGGTGTGACCTTGGTGACACCGGATGTGGACGCGGACGGTGTGGAGCGTTGGATCAACGGTGTCGCGGTGTACCCGTACCCGCCCGATTTGGGGGACGTGTATGACCCGTGCGCACCAGGGAGCGTCGCGACGACGAAGGGCTTCGGCGAAACGTTGGAGAACCCGACGTTCGGCGCGATGACGGTGTGGCTTGCCGAGACGTGTACGTCGGCTCGTGTGTCGTGGGCCGGGGACCAGGGGCAGGAGTTGTTCAAGGCCCGCGCCAACGTCGCCCTGTCGGCGGTGGATGGTGCCGCTGTCGCATACGAGTTTATGACTGGGGCACGTATCCCCGCGAACCCGCACTTGGCGGATGGTGTGAACACCGCGTTCCCGCTCGGCAACACACCTACCAGCGTCGTGAACGGTGTGGCGACCCTGGAGAACTACATCGCGGCCATGTCGGGGAAGCTCGGTGTGATCCACATGACCCCGGCGGCGGCGACGATCATGGGGCAGTTCCGTATCGACAACCGCGCTGGGTACATCCGCACGTTGAACGGGAACATCGTGATCCCGGACTTCGGGTACGCATTGGCGAACCAGGAGGAGTCCCATCCCGCGAACCACCCCGCGCCGTCAGGTACGCAGGAGTGGATTTACGCGACCGGCGCGATCAATATCCGGCGTTCGGAGTTGTTCACGCAGCCGGACAACGTGAGCGAAGCACTCGACCGCGGCATGGGAGCAACGAACAATGTCCCGAACAGCATCACCTACCGGGCCGAGCGCTATTACGTCGTGAGTTACGACCTGGCTATTCACGCTGCGGTTCTGGTTGACCGTTGTTACATCAAATGCGACGGGGCAGACTGACCTAACAAACTTCCTCCCACAATAGTGGGGGGTTTCCCGCAATACATCTCCCGGAAGGAGGAATAGAAATGGCTGCTGCTGCTGAGTGCTTTGCTCAGATCAAAATCTGTGCGGTTCGTATCACGCGCCTTGATAGTCTCGGGAACCCTTCTCCGGGACCGAACAACGTGTACGTGTCGGACAACTCGATCATGCTTTCCGCTAAGCCTGCTATCGAGGCCGGAGTGGACAAGCCGCTGATCGGCGGGTGTGACTGCATCATCGCGTTCTACCACGGGTACGACAAGCTCAAGTATTTCACGCTTGAGCTTGACCAGGGTCTGGTGGAGCCGGGCCTGGAAGAGATCCTGACGGGCGGAACGTCGATCATGCAGGACGGTGCCGCCATCGGCATGAACTGGCCGAACCAGCTTGACTGTGCCGCCCCGACGCAGCCGAACGTCGCTATCGAGGCGTGGCAGGACAACTGGCAGGACGACCATCAGGTGACGGACTTCCCGTACACCCGGTACATCTGGCCGTCGTCGTACTGGCAGATGAGCGACTTCTCGTTGCAGATGGACTTCAACCAGCCGAAGCTGACGGCGTGGACGCGGTCGAACCCGAACTGGGGTGAGGGGATCTTCGGTGATCAGCCGCAGGCCATCGCTGCGACCGGAGGGTGGTTCTACGACACCACCATCCCGACCGCCGAGTGCGGTTGGCAGACGCAGGCAACGACCTAAGAAGGTCGTGTGGGCGGGGCTAGCGTTGGCTGGCCCCGCCCGTACCATGTGACCCTATGAGCGTCCTGCCTCCCTACCCACCGTACGAGTCGTGTCTAGCCACCCCGACGTGGGAGCAGTATTTCAGCGAACAGACAGAGGGCACCGTCGGGTGGATCGTGTGCGCGTACTTCGAGGGTGGTTCTACGACAGGGTGGGGCACCGACAAGGTGGGTTTGTTGGCGGAAGGATCTACGCAGGCGCAGGTCGAGACGGCCGTTAGCGCCGCCTACGGGAACTGGGCGTCCCTCTATCTCGGTGGGTCCGCTGGGTTCGTGAACGTCACCGAAGTGAACGGTGTGACGGTGTACGAGTTCCAGTTGCAAGGCTACGTGTACACCCCGTATGGCCCCGTCAGCACCATTCCGCCGATGCCTGTCGAGGGGCCAACGGTGAACTGGATCACGGGGCAGGAAGCAGCCGCGTGCTGCTCCGCGACGTACGCGGATAACGCGGCGGTGTGGGACATGGTCGCCGTGGAGGCGGGGATGCTGCTGTACCAAATGTCCGGTCGTCAGTTCCCAGGGTTGACTCACGCTCACGTCCGGCCGATGAACCAGGCGTGCGGGTGCTCGTGGGCGTCCGGGCTAGGGCCGTGGCTGTGGCTGCCCGGTGGTTACGCGGGCGGGTACGCGTGGGGCGGCGGCTACGGGGCAGGGTGGGGATGGTGGAACGAGAACGGTCAGCAGATGGGCTGCAACGGACTTAGCCGTGTGCGCTTGTCCGGCTACCCCGTACGGCAAATCTTGAAGGTGACGATCAACGGTGAGGTGCTTGACCCCGACTGCTACCGGCTCGATGAGTGGCGGTACCTGACCCGCATGAGCCTCCCTGGAGCGACACCGGACTCCACGTACATCCAAGGATTCTGGCCGTCATGCCAGGCGCTCGATCTGAACGATGACCAGCCAGGCACGTTCTCGGTGGACTACTTGTGGGGTGTCCCGCCGCCACCGTTGGGGTTGCAGGCCGCGAAGCAGATGGCGTGTCAGCTGTACCTCGCGTGCGGTGACGGTGAGGACTGCGTGCTCCCCGCTGGCGTCACCAAGGTCACCCGGCAAGGAATCGAGGTGGAGAGAGAGTTGCTCGCTGATTTCTTCTCCAACACTGGGACTGGTCTGGTCGCAGTTGACGCGTTCCTGTCGGCGTACAACCGAACGCGCGCGAAGATGCGCGCCGCAGTTTGGAGTCCAGACGTACAGGGTTATAGTCGCCCAATCGGTAATACTAGCGGCGATGCTAGTTGCGCATCACTATTAGGAATGAACGATTTAGGAATCTGATCTTCGGTTATGCCCAGGTATTCGATGTAGTTTAATATGTTTTGATTGAGTCATTGGTTGGAGATGTTCGGGGTTGACACATAGCGGGTTCTCACATAGATGATGTAGCACATAGCCTTGCGGTATTTCTCCGACTAGCATTGTGTACAAGACACGATATGGGTATGTCTTCTTCTTGTCAATCTGTACTTTACCGCGCCCCTCGCTAGTGGTTCGATTCCAAATCCAACAAGGTGTACCGAATCCAGTTTCGGTTACGGTGTAGTCTGCCTCTGTAATATTTCGTACTTCTGAGTTATGCCCGTGAACGAACTTCTTGGCATGACCGTTTCTCAGGGTAGTAAGTTTTCCACACCCACAAGCACACTCACGAGGTACATCGTCGGGTCCAGACTTCATACTGTGACCACGTATGTAGCGTTGTGGCTCTCCTTTGACAGTCCCCTGACGCCTATCTGTCCGCTTAGCAAGAGGAGCTGGCTGTCCACACCCGCACTCGCAGAGTCCTCCGGTAGTGTTCTGCATTCGGGGCTACTCCTTCGTCGTGGTTGTGATGTGGCCCCGTATCGGGGTCGGCGGGTTCGCGCCCGCTGGCCCCATTCTACCTAAGTGCGCGAGGAGGGATTCGAACCCTCAAGCCCCGAAGGGCAATGCGTTTTGAGCGCATCGTGTATGCCGTTCCACCACTCGCGCGAACCAGCATCGTATAGCAGGACTGTCACGCCCGCGTGACGTTCACAGTTCGGTGCTGAGGGTACGGATCACGTCCTTCCATCCTCCGATACGGCGACGCACAATCGCAACCGACGCACGGTCTGGATGTCCCTTGCTCCACAGCTCGTACTCGGTGACTGTGGGGACACGACCGATTTCGACGGCGAGTCCGCGGACGCACTCCCAGCACTTCTCCGCGGGCCACTTACGAGTGTAGGAACGTCGAACGTCGTTGCACCGCACACCGTTCGCGGAACAGGCGTCGCGCCATCCTCCCCACCTCAACTCGAACGTCTGGTGTGTGGGCCACCCACGGGCTTCCGCGATCTCGTCGTAAGCCTTGTAGGTGAGAGGCACATCCTGGCCTACCTGCGCCGCCGCGTCACGGAGATAGCCACTGAGGAGGTCGTCGGAGACGCGATGAGCACCGCACACTTTCGCTAACCGCCACTCATCCCGTCCGATCACCGCGTCTACCACCCCTTTCGCGATAGCTGGTCCGACACCGAGACGCTTCGCGAAAGCTGGGGTGTTACCGCACTCGAAGTACATCGCGCGCATCTCGTCGCGGCGTTCCACCAGCGCGGCGATCCGCAGGTTACGGCGCTCCGTGGTCCGGGACCGCACCGCAACCTTCGGTACGTTCGCTGCTTTCAACCACAGCCGCACGGATTCTCGGGTGACACCGAAGCGGTCACCGATCTCCTGGAGCGTCAGGCGTTCTTCGGTGTAGAGACGTGCGGCTTCGGCGTTCCGTTCTGCGTAGCGTGGTGCCTTCGGTGGCTTCTCGAACAGCAACGTAACGTCAGCGACGATACCTTGCTCGTCAAGCCATGCCTCCAGCTTATCGCGGTTGACTGTTTTTCGTGTCATGGTTGCTACCCTACACATAGGGGTGGGGCACCGCAAGCGTGGTACCATCCCGACTATGTGCCGCTCATGAGTACCCGCACCACATAGCCGTTCTCGGCGGGGTACTCAAGTGGTTCAAGAGGGCACGGCTGAAACACTATGGCACAGCAGACGATGAGAACACCCAATACTGTGTGCTCGGTATGTAGTACGCCTATTTATAGGCGTCCTAGTCAGTTAGTCATTAGCCGAAATGTCTATTGCTCAAAGGCATGCGATGGGTTGCGACGCCGTCTCCCAACGAAGAGATGTGAGAATTGCGATAAGGAGTTTTCGCCCTTTTCAAAAAAGTCACGGTTTTGTAGTAAGAGTTGTGTCGCTAAGCGACAAAGACCAACAAGAGGTAGAGAACGTCCAGCAAGAAATGATTCAACACGCCGTTTAGATTTTTTGTCAGAAAGGTTTCTCTTCACATATTGCATGATTGAAGGGTGCGAGTATTCTAAAACCTTTGATATCCATAGGCTTGTTCCTGGTAAAGACGGCGGTAAATACGAGGTAGGTAACATGTTTGCTATTTGTCCGAATCACCACGCTGAGATTACACGAAATCTTCTGGTAGTTCGTAAGATCAATGATTACACGCTTGAGTGTGTCTCTTAGAGAGACTTCTGTTGCTAGCGCGCTAGGCCCTTCGGGGTGCGTGGGTTCGAATCCCACTCCCGCCGCCTTGGAGGAACGCAAGGCTGGCGTGCTTACCCCTCTCGAAAAGGGCGATGGCCTGTAAGGGCTGTGTCGGTTCGATCCCGACTTCCTCCGCTTCGTATAGCTGGCCTCTCACGCGGGCGTGATAGCGTCCATGTCGCGCGGGGATAGCTCAGTGGAAGAGCAGCGGCATCCTAAGCCGATGGTCGAAGGTTCGAATCCTTCTTCCCGCTTGCCCTGGTCATCTAGTGGCCTAGGATGCCGCCCTGTCGAGGCGGATGCACGGGTTCGAATCCCGTCCGGGGCGCTGCTTGCCCCGTTCGTCTAGCGGTCAAGGACGCTGGCCCTTCAAGCCGGTCACCACGGTTCGAATCCGTGACGGGGCACCTCGGAGCCGTAGCGTAGTGGCAGCGCATGCTCCTTTCCCAGATATACTTGGGTCATGGACATGGCGTCCTACATGCTCAACAGGTATCACGCGCGCCGTGCTGCTGCCATCGAACACATGGGAGGAAAGTGTGTTCGATGTGGGTCGGTAGAAAATCTAGAGTTCGATCATATCGATCCATCAACAAAATCCTTTACGATTGGTAAAGGAACGAGTTTTTCAGATAAAAGATTCGTTGACGAACTACATAAATGCCAACTTCTATGTCAGTGTTGTCACAAGAAGAAAACTTCGCTTGAGAAATCGGTGCCACATGGTGGTGGATTGACAGGGAAAAGATATTGCAAGTGTAAGTTGTGTAGAGAAAAGAAGAACGAATACATGAGATGCTACAAGCGAGAGCGCCGTGCTAAACTTCGCGCAGTGTCCGAGCATCAGCAACCGCCAGTGTTCCAGCAGCCCGCCCGGCTGCCGTAACACGTTGCGGGATCGTCTAACGGCAGGACGCCTGACTTTGGATCAGGTTGTGAGGGTTCGAGTCCTTCTCCCGCAGCCTTCGGGGTGTGGCGCAGTTGGTAGCGCGCTTCGTTTGGGACGAAGAGGTCGCAGGTTCGAACCCTGTCACCCCGACTAACTTGACACGCAGGGCCGTCTGCTTTAGCATTTCGCTAAATGAACGAACGCCCTCTGCTTGAACTCCTCGATCTGGCCGCGCAGCGCAAAAAGCTGGAACGGCTAGAGAGCACATCCGGCAGCGTGATACGCAACGCGCGCCTCGCGGTTGGCGCGAGTCAGAACTCTGTGGCTGCTGCTGCGGGCATCAGCCCTGCGTACTTGTGCCAGATCGAAGCGAACACGCGTCCAGTATCTACGGACAGGTTGGAATCGCTCACACAGGCTGTGGCGTCGTTCGCGTCCCGAACCACAACCGAAGGTGAGGTACCAACCGATGAGTAGCACGAGCGCGCCTGCGAAGCCTCGGCGCAAGAAGAAGGCATCGACGGATCTCGCGGTCGCGATGATCCTCGACAAGTCTGGCTCGATGGGCCACCTCGCGGGGTCCGTGATCGACGGGTTCAACGAGTACGTGAACGACCTGCGGGAGCAGGACGGCGACACGCTGTTGTCGCTGACGCTGTTCGACACGGAGTTCGAGCAGGTGTACGTCGGTGCGCCGCTCGCTGAGGTCGAGCAGTTGACCGGGAAGACGTACCGGATTGGTGGTGGCACAGCGCTGTATGACGCCATCGCGTTCACGGTGAAGGATCTGGAAGCGCGCGTCGCCCGTGAGGGGAAGCAGGACTCGAAGGTGCTTGTCGTGACCATGACGGATGGCGCGGAGAACATGTCCACGGACTACACCGCCGAGTCACTGGCTGCGCTGGTGCGGGAGTACGAGGCGAAGGGGAACTGGACGTTCGTGTACCTCGGTCTCGGCCAGTCCAGCGAGTACGTCGGGACGATGGCGAATGTCGGGTACTCCGGCCAGAACGGCTACTTCATGGCCGCGAGCAGCGACAGCGTGGCTCGGACGATGGCATCGGTGAGCATGGCAACAAGCACCCTGAGGTCGTCCGTATCAATGTCGTCTGTTGACGTGATGGGCGACGCTGGCGCAGCGGTCATGGGTGTCGCAGGTGAGGCTGTGAAGCCGACCGAGTCGGGACTCCTCGACCACCTGACGAACCGATGATGATCGTCGGGTGCGGTTGTTGCTGCCGGACGTGTCCGACGTGCGGAGGTATGGGCGTGATCCCCGTGCCGTCCGTGTACCCGTGGGTGCAGCCTTGGGGATGGGGTCGTCCTCGTCCTTACAGGCTCCCAGTCGTTCCTCGCCCGCTGCCGATGAGCGAGTCGCGAGGTGCGTTCCGTGACCGTGTACACGCCACGGCTTGACAAGCCTGACATACCGCTATATGGTTGCTGAGTCGGATTCGGGGTCGCTCTCCGGGTCAGGCAGAGAGTGACTGACCCAACGCCCACCGGCTGACCCGTTGGTGGGGAGAGGGAAGGTGCTACCGAGCAGGGAGTGAAGGGATGCGCGGAGGCAGCGATAGCAAGCTGCTCGCCACGATCCTTGGGCCGTGACCAGCGGACACCATCCGGCGGAGGGGAGGTTTCCCCCGAGAGGTAGGCAGACCGACCAAGCGCTCATTGACGAAGCCAGGGTCTAGGTCTTGCACGTAGGCAATCGTGTCTCTCGAAAACTTATCTCCCCTCACGGGGAGATTTGTTTTTAAGGGGACGCTGACCGTGTGGCGGTGTAGGCTACGGGTCGGTGGAAGACCACACGATCACAGGTGAGGCGGCAGGTGCGTATCTCCGTGCGTGGTTCTGCACTGGCAGTCCTTCGCATCGTGGCCTGAACGCGCGTGCGTTGACGCGAGATGCGTTGGCTGCGTGCCGTGACTCGAAGGCCCGCAGGCGGCTTTCTCTGGCGCATGTGTCGCGTCGCGCACGTCCGGTGACGGTGCAGCCGCAGGTGAGCACGGTGGCTGCTCGTGCGTCGGCGCGGCCGGTGGTTCGTGCGCGTGCTGTCGCACCACCTGGTCGCGCGAAACCTCGACCGCGACTAGTCGCGGAGGCCCACTGTGGTTGAGGTGGGCACGGGACCCGGTGACCTGTACGCGGCGGCTGAAGAGTTGCTTGCTGCTGCGCATGAGGCTGTCGCTTCGACGGACGCGGGGGCGCAGCCTCGTTTCTACGTCAGCCCTGGCCTGCCCGTTTGGGACTGCGCTCAGCTCACTTGTCATGTCGGTGCGGCGGCGTTGGCGGATACCGCGCCGTTGCAGCCCCCTTTGCAGCCTGGGGCACGGGAGGGAATGAACATCGCGCTCCGCTTGGTGCAGTTCACCGTCACGACGTTGCGGTGTGTCCCGGTCGTTGGTGGGCAGGGCGTGAAGCTACCGACCCCGGCTGCGATGAGCGCCGCCGCGAAGACTGTCGATGACGACGTGTGGGCGATCTGGAACCATCTTGCCTACCTGAAGCGCAATGGCTTGCTGTTCCCGCCTGCGAAGACACGTGCCATGTTCTTCGACCCCGCCATTAGCGTGCTGACGCAGGGCGGCATCGGCGGCTTCCAACTCCAGTTCCGTGTCGAGATCCCGGCGTACCCAGAGACGGGAGGATCGTGATGGATGTGTCGTGGGATGAAGCAGGCTTCCGGGAGTTGGTGAAGGGGCCGATCATGGCTGACCTACGGATGCGCGCGATCCGTGTGGAGACAGCGGCAAAGCAGTACGCCACCGGCCGTCCTGGCCCGAACGTGAAAACGGGTCGGTTGCGTCAGTCTATTACGTGGCAGGAGGGTGAGGATTCAACCTCACCATACGTAGACATCGGATCGAACGTGACCTACGCCATTTACGTTGAGGAAGGTCATAACGTCGTGCGTGGCGGACGTGTCGTTGGTCGCGCTCCTGCCTACCCATATCTCAGGCCCGCTCTCAGCGCGGCTAACACATGATGTTCCCGAACCGAAAGGACAGTACGTATGCGTGATTTCGATGCGGAACGCCACGAGCGTTTGCGCCACAAGAAGCCTGTCGAGTTCAAGCTCGGCGGGGAGAAGTTCAAGATGCGCCAGTCCGTGTCGCCCGACGTGATCGCGGAAGCCGACGAACTGTCCGGAGAGACGGGTCCGAAGCAGACCTTGGAGAACATCGACACGATCATGCTGGAACTGATCGACCCTGTCGGTGGCGCTCACGCGAAGTACCGCAAGGTGCGCGAGCAGCGCGACGATGCTGTTGGTCTCATCGATCTGATCGAGGCGATGTGGTGGCTGATCGGTGAGAACACCGCGCGCCCTACCGTGCCGCCGTCGCCCTCTACTACTGGGCGTCGGCGAACTTCAACACGCTCGACGGCAGGCTCTGCCTCCAAGGCGCGAGCGTAGACAGGCTCGATTTGCGGAGCTTGTGCAACGTGGCGTACGCGGTGCTGGTTGAGAACCGTGACTCTGATGGGGTCGCGGAGATCGACGCGATCCTTGAGGGCAAGGCTTCGCCGAAGCAGGCACGTGAGCAGGACAAGCTGCGTCGCCTGATGGGCGGTGCGCCCCCGGCGGGGATTGTGCGTGCGGGTGAGCGTCCGCCGCGTCCTGGGGCACGCCAGCGCCCCGGCGTGGCTGTGCAGGGCGGCACTGACCCACGGGTCGGCACGGGAGGGTCGTTCTAGCCGTGAGTGCCGTTGGCGAAGCCTATGTACGGATTCGAGCGGACTTCTCCGGATTCAAGGAGGCGACGCTCACCGGGACGAAGGAGAACCTTCAGGAGGTGGATCGTGCGGCCACAGCGACTGGCCGCACGATCCAGGAGGAAGCGTCGCGTGCGGTCCAGTCGAAGACGAAGGAACGCGCTGCGTTGCAGGAGACGATGGAGGCGTACAAGCAGCTTGCGGCGCAGGCGGTGCGCGGGTCGGCAGAGGAGAAAGCCGCGAACGAACTCGCTGCTGCTTCGGCGAGAAACCTTGGTGTCTCCGTGAGCGAGGGCGGCAGCAAGATTTCGACGTTCCGTGAGGAAGCCAAGAAGGCAGAGGACGGCCTCGGTGGGTTCACACGTGGTGCCATTGCTGGGACAGGGGCGTTCAAGGAGTTCGGGGCCGCGTTGTTGTTCGGTGGTGGTGCGTTCGTCGCTGGGTCGGCCATCGTGGAGACAGTCAAGAAGTCGATTGAGCAGGCCGCCGATCTTGAGGATCAGGTCGCGCGTACCGAGAGCGTGTTCGGGGAGAGCGCAGATGCGATGAAGGCATGGGCAGCCACCGCGGCTGACGCGATGGGGTTGTCGAAGTCCGCGGCGTTGGAGGCGTCGGGGACTATCGGGACGTTGCTGGAGAACGTCGGTGAGGCTCCCGAGAAGGCCGCTCAGATGAGCCAGTCGATGGTGCAGTTGGCAGCCGACATGGCTGCGTTCAAGAAGGTCGATGTGAGCACAGCGTTGTCGGCGTTGGAGTCGGGGTTGCAGGGACGCACGCGGTCGTTGAAGCAGTTCGGTTTGGTGATCGACAACACGACGCTGAAGGCTGAGGCGCTGTCGTCGGGGATCTTGAAGTCGAACGTGGACATGACCAAGGTCGCATCGGCGCAGACACAGGTGGGTATCGCGACGGAGAAGCTTTCCGTGGCGGTGCAGAAGCACGGGCAGTCGAGCTACCAGGCAGCCACCGCACAGCTGGCGCTGAACGCGGCGGAGAAGGGTTTGCAGAAGTCGATGGCGGGTTCTACGGGCCAGTTGACCGCGCAGCAGAAAACGCTTGCAGCGTACAACCTGATTTTGAAGCAGACCCAGAACCAGCAAGGTTCTTTTGGACGCGACCAGGACGAGCTTACGGTACAGCAGGCCAGGTTCACAGCGAATCTCCACAACCTGGAAGCCGAGATCGGCACAGCGTTGCTGCCGGTGGTCACGGAGTACACGAAGAAGCTCGCGGATTGGATGTCCGACGCGAGCAACTCGGAACGTATCCAGCGGGACGTGACGCAAGCCGTGCAGGACTTCGAGGGAGTCATGTCAGTTGTCGGAGAAGTCGTCAAGACTGGGGCTGACGCATTCAACCTTCTATCCGATGCTTTGGGTGGAGCAGGGCATGCGGTAGAGGTACTCGGAGGCTTGATGCTCGCGTACTGGAAACGCGATGCGTTGAAGGCCGCGATCGCAGGTGACGTAGCCGAACTCGCTGTCCTAGACACGTCGTTGGAGACGACGGCTACCGTCGCTGCTGAGTCGTCCGCCGCTGCCGCCGCGTCCGTTGCGACAATCGGCGATACCGCGCTCGCTTCCGCGGGCGGTGTTTCCGCGCTTAGCGGAACCCTGCTTACGCTAGCCGCGACTCTAGGAGGAGGCGCGTTGGGGGGTGTTCTCGGCGGGAACCTAGGTGGATCAGGAGGATCGACAGGAAGCCTCCTCGGAGGAGGAATTGGCGGGACTATCGCTAGCAAACTGTTGAAGGGGAGCGGGACGAAGGGAGGCGCTCTGGGCGTCATTATCGCTGCGCTCGCAAACCCCTCCAGCGTTGCTGGAGACAAGACTGTTGGAAGCAATCCTTACCCGGAAGGTTCGGGATCGTATCTCGATTACGCCGACGCGCTGAAGGGGAGACCCTATAACCCATCGTCGGGGCAGAACATCATCGGACCAGGTCATCCACTGATCGAGTCCGCAGCGTACAAGGCTGGTCTTGCTGAGTACGAGAAGTTGAAGTCAGCGAAGGACAGTGTCAAGTTCGACCCGACGGCTATCGCGAAGGCGATCAAAGCAGCGCAGACCGGGGCAGGCGTCATCCCGAAGTTCACGTCCGGAGACACTGGTGGAGGCGCGGGAGGGTTGAGCGCCACCGCCGTCGCGGATATGCGCCAATCCGTCAACGACCTGCTGGACAAGAGCAAGGGTGTCTTCCCGGATGCTCTCGGCGACAAGCTGCGCGCACGCGGCGCACAGATCCTCGGCGAGATCACGAAGGGACTCGGACCTGACGCTGCCGCGAAAGTCAGGTCGGACGTGTCGAAGTTCTCGTCGTCGGTGAGCGACGCGCTGTCGTTCGACAAGTTCTCGAAGGGTGAGGAGTCGAAGGTCTCCGACCTGAACGACAAACTGTCGCAGATCGCGAACCCCGCAACCCGATCGAAGCTCAAGAGCCAGGTGGACGACCTCATGGCGAGCATCGACGCTGGCACCGCTGGGGGGCGCGACAAGATCCAGAAGGAAGTGAAGGGGATCAGCGACACATTCAGGAACGACTTGAAGATCGACACCGCGACGACAAAGGCTAAGACGCAGATCGCGTCGCTAACGCAGACGATTGGGCAGATGCCTGAGGTGATGCAGGAGAAGGTATCTCCGGGGTTGGCGCAGGTGAACAAGCTGTTCGCGAACATCGCTTCTCCTGCGGACTTGGAGAAGGCGCAGGCGAGGTTGAAGGCGTTCGCGACGAACATCAAGAACGACACGAAGATCGACACGGCGGTGGCATCGGACAAGGCGCAGGTGTCGCAGTTGGCGAAGCAGATCGGTGAGTTCCCCACGGACGCGCAGCAGGCACTGGCTCCGGGGTTGGCTGCGTTGCGTACGCAGATCGCGACGGTCGTCACGTCGGCTGGGGTGGCGCGTGCGAAGACGGCGATGCAGAACTTGGCGCAGGCTGTGCAGACGGAGATGGATGCGTTGAAGTCGAAGTTCGAGCAGGACTGGAGCAACATGGCGAGCGTCGCCATGAGCCTGTTCGACAGGCAGACACAGCAGCACATCGACACGATGACGGCCGCGTTGAACACCGCGACGCAGCAGCAGGACGACCAGTTGAACGCCACATTGGCGGCGATCCAGGCGCAGCAGTCCGCGTTGACGCCGACGGAGCAGATCGTCCAGAACATGCAGGACGCGAAGAACACCGCGGACTTGGCGAAGCAGATTTCGGATGCTCAGAAGCAGCTGTCCACCGATGCCGCTGCGAGCGCGAAGAACATCGCGGACGCGGAGTCGGCGTTGGCGAAGGCGCAGACGGATCTGGACAAGGCGAACACGCAGGGTCCGTCGCAGGCGACGATCCAGAAGCTCACGGACGCGTTGAACGCCGCGGAGGCGAAGGTCGCGGCGGCACAGAAGAACACCCCCGCTGCGGCACGGGCGGAACTGGAGTTCCTGGGGGCTGAGAACGCGCTCGCTGCGGCGAAGAGCGCGATGGTCGACCCGGACACGTTGCAGGGGTTGAAGGACTCCGTCACGGACGCGCAGGGCCAGTTGGCGGACGCGCAGTCTCAGGCTGCGGATCAGCAGGTGTCCGACCAGGACGCGCTGAACGACGCGCTGTACAGCCAGCAGCTGGATGCGTTGCAGAAGCAGGCTGCGTTGGAGCGCACCGCCGCCGACACGCAGGCGCAGATCCAAACCACAGCTGCGCAGAACGCACATGACGCCCAGGTGCAAGCATTGAACGACGAATACAACGCAGCCGTGCAGAACTACCAGGACCTCCGTGACCTTCAGGCGACGGCGCTACAAGATCAGCTGAACGACCTGGAGACGAGCCTGGAAGCGCGCGGCGAGAGCATCGATGACTTCAACACTGACGTGCTCTCGGCCATGAAAAACTTCGGGCTTGACCCGACATGGTTCACGGCAGGGCAGAACAGCGCGTCAGCGTTGATCGCTGGGTTCGCGTCCGCGGCATCCGCTGCCGCCGGGTCGCTCTCGACGTTCCAGACGGGCCAGGGCGCTGGCGCTGTAGGGGCCGGTGACACCACGGGAACAGGTGCTTCGGGCGCACCGGAGTTGACATCAGAGAACGGCAGTATCGTTGCTGAGTTGCAGAAGCAGACGAAGCTGTTGACGAAGCCCGCCGTGAAGGTGACCGTGACTACGGGTAACAACTCGAACTTCGTCGCGGCGGACGCACGCCGATGAGCAGGGAGGGCGGCAACCAGGGGCCTCTCGCGTTCCTCCAATGGAACGGGGTGGAGGTAGCGAACGTCGCCCGCACGTTCGAGTACATCCGCAACGGGCTGGCGATCAGCGGGCATTGGCAGTACGGGCACAGCACCCCCTGCGGTGTCCTCTACCGCACAGGTACGAACTGCACCCCCACCACGTTCGTGTCGCCCGCAGCGGACCCAGCACCGTGGTACGACCCCGACGAGCCTGGTTCCGCGGACTTCCTCGGCTTGGTTCTCCTCGACATCACCGGGTACGACAGCACCGTGACGCGGCCGATTGTACAGCGGTACACGGGACTCGGCGGAGGCACGTTCGGGTCTCAGCAAAGGAAGCCACGGGAGTGGAAGTTCACTGGGGTGATGATCTCCGGGTCGGATGAGGGCACTGAGTTCGGGTTGCGGTGGCTCACCCAAATCTTGCAGGCGTCGGAGTGCGACACATGCTCAACCAGCAATCTCGCGGTGCGACTCGTATGCCCCCCCGACAACTGCACCGACGACGACCAAGGACTTTGGTACAGCTACAGCGCTGCCCTGACGGACGGCCCGACTGAAGGGGACTACTTCACAGGTCAGTTCGGCGGGTACCTCGGCGGGTGCCGCGACGCCGTGATGGTCGACTTCACCGTCACCGCGGGGAACCCGTTCCTGTACAAGCCTGCTGAGGTTTGCTATACGGGCACGATCACGCAGGAGGAGTGCGACAACATCTGCGACTTCCTGTTCGGAAGCGGCGGCATGACCGGATGCTGCAACGTGACCGCACCCACCCTCGGCGTTACTGGCAGCATCGCCACGTTCGAGGGTGGCTCAACGGATGCGGGGAGCGTCTACGTCGCCTACTACCCTGAAGGTTCAGGTGCGGCGGCGGCGCAGATCGTGGTCGACACGATCCCCGCAGGCTCCGTGGTCACAGTGGATAGCGCCCAACATCAGGTGACTATCGAGCAGGACGGCGTGATCAGCGACGGCCTCTACCTCGTCTCGTTGGCGGACGGCGCGACCATCGAATGGGTCGAAGTGAGGGACTGCGACGAGGCGGGCACGTTCTGTGTGGGGCCATACTCCTGCTACGCGGGCACCGTGAACGTGACGTTGGCGACCCAGAACCGGCAAGGCTAACCGGACATGACCTCCGATTATCACGCGGGCGTGACGGGCTAGTGGCTGCCCCTGTCATCGTCACCGCCCCTGTCATCACGGGGGTAGCCGCTTCGGGAAGCCCGTTGGTGTCTTCCCCCGGAGCATGGTCGGGCGCGCCGACCTCCTACGGGTACCTGTGGCAGCGCTCCTCGAACAACGGTGCGTCCTGGACGAACATCGGAGGCGCAACAACCTACGAGTACGTGCCATCCACGGCAGACCTGAACGCATTGCTGCGGGTGCAGGTGACCGCAACGAACGTGGCCGGGTCAGGAACGACAACATCGGCGGCCGTCGGTCCTGTCGTGCCTGCCACGACGAGCGAGCAGGGGCTACTCGGATGCGGAACCTACGAGGTGTATGTCCAGCCTCGCGGCGGGGGCCAGATGAGCAGCGTGATCCCAACAGAGTCGAACCGTGTCCTGTTCCCGTGGTCGCAGCTCGGATGGTCACGTGTCTTGGACGACACCTCGCAGGCGACGGTGGAAGCAGACGGGACATGCGGGTCTCCTGTCGGGACTGTGAAGCCGTGGAAGAACGAGATCGCGCTGATCCGTGACGGGGTGCAGGTGTGGGTCGGACCCGTGTTCACCCCCACCGGGAACCCGAACGGGCAACCCGACCAGTTGTCGATCAACGCCAGGGACTTGACCGCATGGTGGGACCACCGTCTCATCCACGAAGACCACGACTACACAGATGACCCAACCGATTTGGCGTACATTTTGCAGGCGATCAGCGACGACGCGATGGCCCCAGACAACAGCCCCGGCCTGTTCGTCACGCCGTCCCCGTGCGGGATTTTGGGGACACCGCAGATCCTCGCCGTGCAATACCAGATCGCCGGTCAGCAGATCCGCACCCTCTCCAACAGCGGCGTCGACTGGACATGTATCGCCCGTGACGTGCTGTGCGGAGGCGCTGTCGTCCCGACCGCACCGATCACACCCACGTTCACGGACGAGCACTTCATCAACATCCCGACCGTCACCCCAGACGGGAGCGTGCAGGCGAACAGCTGGATCGTTACCGGGTCGGGGAACGGTGTCGCTGGGGCAACCATCGTCGGTGCGGCAGGCCCCGACGTGGACGCTGCGTTGGAGGACGGCCTGTTGGAGAGCGTCGCGTCGGACACCACCATCCAGGACAACACGACGGCGCAGTCCGCCGCGCAGTCGCGTTTGCTGCTCACGCAGGCACCAGTCACGGTAACGGGCGGTATCCTCGCTGCGACCGCCCCGTTTCCCATGTCGGTGCTCGTTCCCGGAGCGACCTGCTACCTCAACCTCACGAAGACCACGATCCCAGTTCAGGGTCAGTTCCGGCTCGGGGGTATCCAGGTGAACTACACCGCAGGGGAGAACCAGATCGAGCAGGTCATCCCGTCGTTCCAGCCAGTCGGGCAAACAGGAGCAAGCTAGTGGACAGGAATATTCCTCCCCTCAACCAGACTTTGCTCGCGTGGATGCGCCACGTGGACGACCAACTAGACAAACTCAATCGGGGGGCGCAGAACGCAGGCCGAGTGTCGTTCGGCACCGAGATCCAGGTCGGGAAAGTCCTGATCCAGGTGTCCGCGTCCGGGGACACGGTGACGTTCACGAACGTCACCGATGGCAAGCACGCCACGATCGCCCTCGTCTAGCACTGCTACCCGCCTCGAACCGTACAATCAAGGGAGACAACTATGGGATGCGCCACTAACACCAACAGCATCGCCTCCTCCACCGCTGGTGGTGTCCTAGAGGCTGACCTCATCCTCGACCCGAGCGCGCAGAACCTCCTGTCGGTTAGCGCGGCCGGGGTTCTTGCTTCCTTGAACGGAGGATGGATTTCAGTGGGAGCAACACTCGCTTTCAGCAGCGCAGCGTCTCCAACTTTCGTCGCAACCACGAGCATCGATCTCACGGGCATCGTTCCTGTCGGATCGAAGTTCAGTCTTGTTCAGTCCAGTGTCACTCTGTACTTCATCGTGACTGCGGTCAGCTCGACTACCATTACGTTGTACGGAGGAACAACCTATACGCTAGCCAACAGTGCGATCACTGTTCCTTCGTTTAGCTATATGAACTCACCTATAGGGTTCCCTAGACCATCTTCTGGATGGTCAGTGATCGTGAAAAGCACATCGAACTTGTCTCAAGCGTCTCCTGTGAATGGAACTTGGTACAACATCGGCTCTCTGTCGATGACAGTACCTATAGGTTCTTGGAAGATTAGTTTTCAGGTGAACCTAGAAAGTGCTGGTGCTGGTTCAGGTGACGTAAGCACAGAAATGGGTGCAGCTCTATCTACTGCTAGCACCAGTGCGTCAGACCCAGACCTTCATGGGGACGCCATTCTTGAAGCCACTGAGACAGTCTCTGGAAACCTGACTTTGCAGGTGCCTGTGTACAGGACGAAAACCATTTCTGTAGTTGCGGCTACACCGTATTATCTCAATGGTCAGGCGCAGAACTCAACGAACCTCTTCTTCCGTGGAGATAGGGGATCTACGGTTTTGATGGCAGTATGTGACTACCTGTAACTTGACAGGACTAACTAATCCTGCTATACGTATGAGTTCATAGAACATGAGAGGAGAAAGACTATGAGTAAGACCATTCGCTTCCTTTGTCTAGTAGCGGTTGTCGCTATGTCGTTCTGGGTGACCTCGGTAGCTGTAGCAGGTGGAAGTTCCGATGAGCTAGCTCCGTATCTTCAGCAAGCTCAGGCTATTGATAACGCTGCGACCGTCACCTACGTGGGTGACTCTTGGGGTCCTGTCCCGATTTGGAGAGTGGATCTCACGCAGGCGTTGAATGCCACGATTGACGTGGCAGCCTATACAGCAGACGGAGCGCGCGCATCCGTGGTTGGAGATATTCAGGAGGATCTGTGGGAGGCGGCAGGGCGTCCTCTTGCCCCCGTGAGTCCTGCGCCATCCTCAACGCCCGCGCTTGTCGTACCAGCAACGGTTGCTGCTACGGCCCCCACCGCGAGCACAACAGCGACGACACATCCTTCGGATGTCACGGTGTCGCCATCCTCAACTTCTGGTTCGACTGACCCAGCCGCAGTCCCGACGGTTGAGACTTCGAGTCCTACGCTTGCACCTGTCCTCTCTTCGGGAGGGACGGTGTACGCCCCGATCCAGATTTATGTGGGGGCGCAGGCGGCGAAGCAGCCGACCGTGGCGGCGACGTTGACGAAGGCGTTGGCGGAGCATGTGACGTTGGCACCGACGGTGCGGTTGACGGTGAACGGTAAAACCGTAGCGCTCGCCAGGATCAAGGCGCTGCTTGCGAAGAAGCACACCGTGAAGGTGACGCTCAGGAATAGCTCCAAGGGGCTTGTGGTGACGGGGATCGCGGCGTGACCGTCGATCCGTCACCGTTCGCGGAGCAGGCGGCAGGACTCGCTGAAAGCGCTGCCTGCTCCGCACCACGCACAGATTGGACACCACCTGTGTTCACCTTCGATCTGGTCGCAGCATTGAACGCGACCGTGGACATTCAAGCCGCGGATGAAGCGGCTGCTCGGGCCGCGTTGGTACCTGCCATCGAGAAACTGTTGGGGCAGAACGGTGGGTGATCGGATGGTGTGGGTTCGGGCGACGGTTCACCTCCCAAGGTTCGGGGTGGGGGAGATACGGTTTGTCCCGGCGGACGACCCGTACGTGAAGGACTGTCTGTCTACGGGGGTTCTGGTGGAGGTTCCGAAGCCGTCGCAGGTGAGGTAGGTGTCCCCGGTTTGGGGGATACGGGCGGGGTGCCGTTGTACCATGGTGCGTGTGTTGTGGCGGCGGGATCGGTGAGGGGTGCGGAGGAGTCTATGGGGGCGTCTAGATCGCCGAGCACGTGCCGAACTCGATTCGTGGTTCGGTACGTTGGCGCGCTACCTGGGACTGATTTTGGTGGTGTACGCGGTGCTCGTTGACAAGCTCCGTGACCCTTCGTTGCTGACTGTGGCGGCGGGGCTGGTGTTCTTCAAGAGCGTGGTCGGTAAGGGCGGCAGCGACGGTGGCGAGTAGCTACTGGTGGTTGTGGGGACTGTAGGAGTTATGCGTCTCGGCCGCGATGAGAGCCACCGTTTGTGGTCTCGTCCGCTCATAGCACGTGTGCTTTTGGCAACCAACGCGCACCCTGTATGGGTGTACGTTGGGGCGGTATCCGCTGTGAGCGTCATAGTTCAGGTCATGGTCGGCGACAGGCTTTGCTGGTGATACGGCGTCCCGTAACGGTGGAGCGGTGGCAGCTTGGCCTTGGGTTCGTGCTGGCTATCGTCGCTGCCGCGTTGGGGGTGTGGGCGTTGGAAGCGAACACCACGACGAGCCGGGCGCAACGGAACGCGCAGGTGACGGTTCTGCACCAGGCTGAGGTCGCTTCGTGCGCGCGTACGCATCAGGTGGTGGGGGTGTTGGAGGCTCTGGTGGAACGCGAGATCGCGGCTGGATCGGGAACATTGGCGGCGATCCCTGATCTGACGGCGGCGCAGAAAGCGGCGTTGTCGGCGTTGGCTGTACGTGACACGGCGGGGGAGCATGAGTTTCTGGTGGCGTTGCAGGGCGCTGACTGCAAAGGCGTGCCGCCGCTGCCGAAGGTCGGAGGGTAGTGGAGCAGTTGCCGAAGCCGTGTGTGCGGTGCCCCGTTTCCCAGTGCCCTGTGGTGGTGGGTGGCATGTCGGGTAGGACCGCTGCGATGTCTCTACCGGCGGGGTGGATGCGCGACGGTTTCGCGTACTGCTGCTACACCACCGTCGTCACGGTGCGGAGCCGTGTCGCGCGTACCTCGGTGTTCGTGGCTGGTGTCGCTGTTGCGACCGCTGCCGTGCAGTTCTGGGGTTAGAGCGCCCCGTTCCCTGTGAGGGACTGCTGTGCTTCCACATCGCGTGTGGCGCGCGAAGCGTGCGGGTTCTCGATCACGTCTAACGTGCCGTCGTAGAACGCGTCAGGCCGTCCCACCGCCGCTACGAGGCTGTCGGCTACCCGTAGCTCAGTGAACCTTGTGCGGCGTCGTAGGATGTTGCTGATCTGGTGACGGCTGACACCTGACTCAGTTTCCAACCATGCGACGGGGCTGATGGGGACGATCTCCTGTCGGCGGTTACCGGAGATGAACTTGCCTCCGGTCTCACGCGGGCGTGACTTCTCCCATGAGGTGACGAAGCCATGCAGGAGGGTGGAGAGGGGGTCGCTGTGGACGACGAAGGCGTCGCGGGCTTTCGCGTCGGCTCGGCGTTGTCCCACAACTTGGGAGGGTGCCATAGGGGGCGGACGGAAAGGGGTGGCTGCCGCGCCGGGGAGGGCGCGGCAGCCGGGGGTCTATCGCCAGAAAGGATATCGCTTACATCGGGAGGTTGCAGGCGCGGCCAGTGGTGGGCCACTCACGGTAGGAGCCGCCGTCCCCGGCCACGATGAGAACTAGCCTGCGTATCTGTTCGGTGGGTGATGCTTGCGCGATGGCCTGCACGCTGGATGCGTAGGGCGCGCCTGCGCGGTTCCAGGTGCCCAACGTAAACGACAATCCTCCACCGTAGAGCGACCCGACGGTTCCTGTCCACGAGCCTTCTCCGTTGGACCACGTCTTGGTGGTGCGCCAGAACCCGTGGCCGTACAGGGTGTAGGTGAGGTGGGTGCCTGGTTGCCAGTGGGTCGCGTAGTGGTAGCCGTCGTGGATGCAGAGCGCGGCGGCGATGACCGTGGCGGGCGGTGCGGTGGTGCTGGGTGCTGCTTGTGTGGTGGCTGTCAGTGTTAGCGCCGTGACAGCGGCGGCGATCATTGTGAGAACACGGGGCTTCATTTGCCTCCAGTGTCGAAGGGTGCGCGCGCCGCGTGTTGTTGCGGTGCCTCCTCCTCAACGCGCGCCCATCGGCTTGCTGGTTCCTTCTGGTCGGCCCTCCCTTGCTAGGTGACGGGGGAAAGCGTGGATTGTTACACACTGGTGCGCCCGAAAGCAAACAGCCTGCTATATGGGTCACGCGAGCGTGATGCAACCCACCCTTGACTTCGTATAGCAGGGTATGTAGTCTTGGGGAGTCACGATCACCACGAACACGGAGGTAGCAGATGTCCAACAAGATGAAAGAATCCAAGTGGCAGACGGAGCCGTCGGTCACCCACAGCGGGTGGCGCACCTCCTTCCATGTGAAAGATCTCCTTGGGGACGAGGACAGTCCTGCCGTGACCGCTATGGCGGCGCGCACTCTCCACGAGAGGCTTGAGAAGTACCGCATCGAAGCCTTCAACGGCATGTGGGCCGAGGATGACGAGATCGAGCAGATAAGCGATGAGTTTCACACCATCGGTTTCGTGGATGGAGACGAGAACGCGGACGCAGGGCACTTCAATGTTGTTCTCGACGGTCTGTACGACTGGGCTGACGACCAGCGCGTGTTGATTCGATGAGCTACGGCATGGCCTTTCAATCGCAGATCGCTCTCGGTGAACTCACCGATCTGGCTGATACAGCGGAGAGCGCTGCGCGCGCAGCGGAGGTTCTCACGCAGTATCTGACACTGGACGACGAAGCTCGTATCTATGTGGATGAGGCCCGTTCCTGCTTCAACCAGGCCCTCGTCCGAATCAACAATGCACGCTTCATCATCGAGAACACCGAACAGAACGAGGCGTCGTGATCTACGACAAGAACGCTGATATCCCCGACGACCCGATGGCTGACTTCGGGTACGCCTGGGTCGGCCGCGAGCACGGCACCGAGGGTGTCCTCGGGTTCATGGCGTACGAGCATGCTGCTGAGGTGCTGGCGGAGCGGTGCGAGGATGACCCCTGCGACGACGGGACGGAGGACTGATGCCGCGGTTCCAGGTCAGCGAGAAGCGCTCGTACATCGCCACATGGATCATCGACGCTGAGGACGAGCAGGCCGCGCGCATCTACCGCGGCGATCTCATCGCAGAGTGGGACGATGCGAACGTGAACAGCATGGGCGAGGAGATCGTCTCGTGCGAGCAGTTCAACGACGACTACGAGGGGTAGGGAGACATGAGCGACAGCACGTACATGGGTGACCTGCACGGTGTCGTGTTCGATGACGACGGCCCCGACGGGCAGTACCTCCGCATCGACACCGACCACGGTGAGATCGTGGTGCGGTTCGAGTACGACCAGGCCGCGATGTTCGCGGAAGCCCTCCGGCCGTGCCATGAGTGGATCGCGGCTCGTGAGACGCACCGCGTGGCGTTCCTGCGCGCCGCTCCCGCCGAGCGGGAGCAGGTGCTCGGTAGGCGCACCACGGATCTGACCGAGGTCATCCGCGAGATCGCTAGCGGGGACGGCACGGAGTTCGAGACACTGGCTGATTTCTACGGGAAGGGAGATGCAGCATGAATGGTGGGGAGGTCAATGTTCCCGCGCTGGTTGCGCGCGTGAACATTCTCGAAGAGACCCTTCTCGATCTGCTCAACACTCTCTACGACGGCGATGTCATCGAGTACGGGAGTCTTGTGGCGCACGGCAACAACATCAAGCAGTCGCGAATCGACTTCGCGAACGAGAAGGAGGAGTATTGAACGACACGGTGTGGGTCGCGGTTGTCGTATTCCCGTTCGCGGGGATGCTGGCGTGGTGGTCGATGCGGGACTGGAAGCGCAGCGCCCGCCGTGTCCGGCGCGAGGACGCGCAGGCGTTCCAGACGGCAACGCGCGGGTGGGGTGAAGTACGCGAGGATGAGTTCCGTCTCGCGCTCCGGCTCGCTGCCAAGCGCGGAGACATGACCGCGCAGGTGATGCTCGTGGACTGCGCTATGCGCGATTTTGCGGTCGCGTTCGTCAAGCCGCTGGAGCCATTCGTCGCGAAGGTCGCACGGCTCAACGAGGGATTCGCGAAAGCGGCGAGATGACCACGGACAAGCATGCTCAGGCGGCGCTGGCTGCCGCGAACGACGCGGAGCAGGCGCTCGCTGGACTCACCGGGGAGCAGCGGCGCGCGATCTCGGCGGCGGTGCGTCAGCTGCGGTGGGTGGTCGAGTCGCGCGCCAGGTGGATGGACGCATGCAATGCCACTCAGCGGTCGGTGTTCGAGGAGCAGGAAGCGGAGGCAGCGTGATGGTGTGGGTCGTCGTCGTGTTGCTCGTGATCGTCGCGTTGACCCCTAACGGCCGCAGGCGCGGCTAACGAAAGGAGCAGATGTGCCTACCGGATACACCGCCAAGTTGTACGAGGGGGAGCCGCAGACGTTCGCGGACTTCGCGATGGAGTGCGCCCGCGCGTTCGGCGCACTTGCCACGATGCGCGACGACCCCACAGAGGCTGAGGTGCCAGACGTGTTTGAGCCGTCCCCGTACTACGAGGAGAACGTCACGAAGGCGGAGGCACGGCTTCGTGAACTGGAAGGGTGGACGCTAGACCAGTGGCGTGAGTTCGAGACGAGCCGTGTCGCGGAGGAGACCGAGTTGCACCGCAAGCACTCGGTGGAGGAGGGAGAGCGGCGGGTGAGGTACGAGGCGATGCTCGCGCAGGCGCAGGCGTGGGTGCCGCCTACCGACGAGCATGATGGGCTGCGCGAGTTCATGGTGGATCAGATCAAGTCATCCATCGAGTTCGACTGCGGTGACGGCTCCTACCCCGATCCGTTCGAGCGTCCAGTGGGTGTCGTGCGTGACACGGAGATCATGCACGCGAAGGCGACGCTGCTGCGTGCCCGTGGGAGCCGTGACGACGAGATCGAGCGGTGCCGCACAAGGACGGAATGGGTGCGCGCGTTGCGCGTGTCGCTCGACTCAAGCCTCACGCCCGCGTGACAAACCAGCTATACGAACCCGAAGGAGACTAAACCAAGCATGTGGTCGACTAAGCAGATCGTGGCTCTTTGGACGGGAATCGCAGCGATTGTGGTCGTAGTGGTCGCTGTTTGCATGATCGTGTTCCCGGCCTATGGTCGCTACCAGGCACGAGCCAACGCGAACAACAGCGTGAAGGTGTCTGCCATCGAGATCAAGAACCAGGCGCAGCGCGTGCTGATCGCGAAACAGCAAGCCGACATCCAGTACCAGCAGTCAGTGGGTGTACGTAAGGCGCAGGACGAGATCGCGCGTACGCTCACACCGATCTATGTCGCTTACGAGATGACGAAAGCAATGGAGTCCATTGCTACGTCTGGCACGAATAACACGGTGATCTACATCCCGACTAACCCGAAAACGGGGCTTCCTGTTGTCCCTACGAGCGCACCGGAGGCAGCGAAGACTGCGGGTAAGTAGCGGCCCTGATGAGTAGTCCGCGCTAGCGGCACGAAACCACCCTCCGGGGTGGTCGGCCACCACGAACCGAAGGAGCAGATGTGCCAATCACAATCGAACGTGACGTGAAACGCGAGCAGGTGTGGGCCAGGGTTGGGCTTATCGGCCCTGGGGGAAGCGGGAAAAGCCGCGGGTCGTTCGAGCTAGCCTCCCGTCTCTTCGACGGCACGCTCCCTATCACGCTGATCAACACGGAAGCTAACCGCGGGAAACTGTACGCGGACCGCTTCAAGATCGACGCGCTGATCGAGGTGCTAGACGATCACCACCCGGAACGGTTCATCGAAGCTTGGGACGCCGCGGAGCAGATCACCCCCGGCGGCGTCGTGATCCTCGACTCCGCAACACACGAGTGGTACGGGACGAACGGGGTGACGCAGCTTGCGTCCCGGTTCGGGGACTGGGCGAAAGCACGCCCTCTGCACCAGAAGTTCGTGGACAGGATGAACTCGATGCAGTGTCACGTGATCGTCTGCACAAGGGCGAAGATGAAGTACGAGCAGGTCGAGGTTGAGCAGGCGAACGGCTCGAAGAAGGTGTCCGTTGTCGCGCTCGGCGTCGGTCCCATGCAGGACGCCGACTTCCAGTACGAGTTCTCCCTTGTCGGGAACTTCGACCGCACCACCCACCTTGTGGAGTGGACAGGCCACGTGGACAGCCTGGAAGGGCAGTCCGGGAACCTCGTGGAAGACGGCGACGAGATCGCTGGGAAGCTCACCGCGTGGCTGAGCGAGGGCGCAGCGATGGAGCCGATCCTGGCCGCTACCGAGGAAGAGATCGCGGAACTACGCGCCGTACTGCTTGAGGAGGGACACTCGCTCGTGAAGATCGAGCAGCGCTTCGCGGAACGACGTGCGCAGAACCGGGGGCAGCTCCACCCGGAGTACGTCGCTGAGGCTCTCGCTGCCGCGCACGAGCGTCTCGCAACGGTTGCCACGGATGAAGGGCTGCCGGACGAGGGCATCCAGTTCGGGGAGCCGAAGCCGTGAGCGAAGGTTTCGGGAAGGCACGTCACTATCCCATCGACAAGCCTGGGCCTGACCGGCCGCCGGACTACAGCCGCGTGATCCGCATGCTCTCCGACGCTGAACTCGAAGACGAGATACTTGGGCGGCGCGGTGAGGCGGCTTACCAGTTGGCGCTGCTCGCTGAGGCTGACAGGCGTGCGGCGCAGTGACCGAAGAAGGCGGATTGGAATTCATAGACGGCGGGGTCATCTACGCGGAGAGCGGCGACCGTGTGCCTAGCGCGGTCGACCCCTGGCTTAGCGGACGCATCAATGCATGGATGCTCACCACGCATGGAATGCAGCAGACACGTTGCTCACACCACCCGTCCGGGGTGTGTCGTTCGTGCCGGTGGCGTAACCGCCGCCGCTCGTGGTGGGCGACGCTCAAACGTCCCTACGAGATCGTCAAGTGGGACACGCCACTGGTGGGGATCGGGTGGCGCGCCGACCGACGCTGGGACGGCCTGACGTGCCGCACCTGCCACATGACGAAAGCCGACCCTGATGATGTTGACCCGTGCCTGGGTGTGCTTCCAGGGGTAAGGTTCGCGTGCTGCGGCCACGGCATGCGGTACTTGGCGTACATCGGGTTCAAGGACGGCACCACTGTGCGCGGGTTCCGCTCCCCTGGCGACCTCGGGTGGCGCTTCCGTCGCAGGCACCGCCGTGTCACGCGGACGTGACGAAGTTCCCGCTAGGAGCGTGAGCGGCGCGCTGATACCCATGCCGCGGTTGCGCTAAACTCCCGTCCCCGCCATCTACCCCCGTCAAAGAGAAAGCCGCCCCGGCGAGAGCGGCTTTCGTGAGTCCTTGCCTTCCTATGGGCAGAGAAAGGACGCAATGAGCACTGTACTGCATCGACAGGACGACGCGCCTGACGAACCCCTCGTGGTGTTCGGAAACGCGAAGGCCGACAACTTCTTCATCAAGATCCCGGAGTCGCTAGCAGCACGCGACACTCTCAGCCTTGGGGCAAAGGTCCTCTACGGATACCTACGTCATCTAGCCCTATTCAGGCAACACCGCCAGTGGTGTGAACCGCCGACAGAAGAGATAGCGAAGGCGATCTGTGTGAGCGTGAATCAAGTCACGAAGCACATGCGTGAGCTATCCAATGAGCCGTGTGACGCGGGTAATCCTGACGGACAGAAGTTGGTGGTAGTGAAGCGTCGCGGGCAGGGAAAACCGAACCTCTACACCGTCTACGACGTACTTCTCAGTATCCCGGATTTCGGGGAACAGGAACCAGTCAAAGCGGGAATCCCTACGCGCGGGCGATCCTTGCTAGGACAGAAGGAAGAACCAGAAGGGGAGACTAACGTCTCCCTTGAGGGAGACGTTCCGAAGCTGACGAAGATCGAGGGACGCAACCTACCCCTCGACACACTCGCCCATGAGTGCGGGGTTGACCCAGGCGGGGGCAACGCGGGAGCGCTCGCCACAGCGTTGAACGGCGCGAAGCGCGCCGCCGACCGGCGAGGCATCAGGGCGCTGTACTGGCGTGAACTCGTGATGTGGGCCGAAGCCGCCACGCGCGTCGAAGCGCTCGCTGAGGCGAACGGAGACAGGTTCGAGCGTGCCCTCGCAGCGAAGATCGTGGAGCGGGCTGCGATGTACCGCCGTAAGATGCCCGACGCGATGCTGACCCCGACCGCTTTGCGTAGATGGTGGAGCGAACTCGAAGGGATGCCCGAACGCACCGCGACGGGACACGTGAAGCTGTACGGCTTGGGTGAGGACGACGGCTTCTCGTGGGGTGACGGCACCGATGGCTGACCCACGTCCTCGTCTCCTCGACCTCTTTTGCGGTGCGGGTGGATGCACTCGCGGCTATCAGGATGCGGGTTTTGAGGTGTGGGGTGTCGATCTCACCGCGTCGCCGCGCTATATCGGTGATCACTTCCTCCAAGCAGACGTGCTGGAACTCGAACTGTGGTTCCTAAACGGGTTCGATGCGATCCACGCATCACCACCATGTCAGGCATACACGAAGCTCGGTGGTGACCACCACCCACGCCTGATCGCGCCCGTACGAGACATGCTCGACGCGACAGGATTGCCGTACGTCATCGAGAACGTCCCGGACGCCGCCGCTGAACTACACGAACCATTGTTGCTATGCGGCTCGATGTTCGACCCCGTCTTCCAGGACAGGCACCGCTTGTTCGAGACGAACTGGGTGTTGAGACCACCTGATTGGCCGTGCCGTCATAAGCTGGCGGAGCCAGCCTTTCCTGTCTACGAGCACGGCAAAACAAGGCTGAGACGCTGGCCCGCAGTCTATGGGCATGGTGGAGGGAAATCCCTCCACGCTGGCCCGCAGTCTATGGGCATCGACTGGATGAACCGCCGTGAGCTAGTCGAGGCGATCCCACCCCGGTTCACCGAGTTCATCGGCATTCAGTTTTTATCGAACCTATTGGGAGCCGAGGTAGTTACATGAGAATACTTAGATGCTATGTTCGATACCGTCTTCTCGCACAGAAGAGATGCTGTTGTAGAAGCTATAAAAGAAGAACTGGTAATCATGTAGAGAGTTGCCCTCGGCATGGCTGACAGTCGCGTCCCGCCTCAAGCACTAGACGCCGAGGAGTACGTATTGGGTGCCGCGATGCTGTCGCCGCGGGCTATCGAAGCCGCCGCCGACGTGCTTCGTCCTGGCGACTTCTACAGGCACTCCCACCAGACAGTGTGGGACACCATCCTGGTGTTGCACGCAGAGGGCGTCGCGGTGGACGCGATCACGTTGGCGGACCGCCTCGACCGTGACGGCACCCTCGAAGGAGTCGGCGGACGGGAACGCATCCACGAGATCGCGACTCTGGTTCCTGCCGCGGGTGCCGCGGGTCATCACGCGGGCGTGATACGCCGCGCCGCTATCCGCCGCGGACTCGTCACCGCAGGGGGGCAGATCGCGGCGCTTGGATGGAACGCCGACCAGCCAGAGCACGAACTGGTCGACCACGCCGAGCAGATGGTGTTCGCGCTCGCCGACACTGACCGTGAAGCGAGCGGCCTGCTGCCGGTGAAGGACGGCCTGGGGGACACGTGGGCGCGCCTCGAAGCCGTCGCCGCGGAAGGACGCGCCGCAGGGTTGCCGACAGGCATCCGTGACGTAGATCGCTTGCTCGCCGGGTTGCACCCAGGGAACCTGGTCGTCGTCGCTGCTAGGCCCGCGATGGGCAAGTCCGCTTACGCGCTCGGCCTGTGCGCCCACGTAGCGCTGCGGCTCGCGAAGCCCGCCGCGTTCTTCACGTTGGAGATGGGACGCGACGAGATCCAGCAGCGCCTCCTGAGCATGGAAGGCCGGGTGGACTCGCAGGAGATGCGGCACGGCGAACTGACAGGGGACGACTGGACCCGGATGGGTCGTGTAGCGAACGACCTCCAATCGGCACCGCTGTTCGTGGACGACACGAGCCTGCTCACGATCACCGACATCCGCGGCAAAGCACGCCGGTTGGCCGCACGTCACCCATTGGCGCTGATCGTGGTGGACTACCTGCAACTCATCTCCTCATCGGGGCGCACGGAGAACCGCACCCAGGAGATATCGCAGATAACGCGCTCATTGAAGATACTCGCGGGCGAACTAAATATACCAATCGTTGCTGTTTCGCAACTATCACGGAAAGTCGAGGAAAGACACGACAAAAGGCCGATGCTTTCTGATCTCCGAGAGAGTGGCAGTGTTGAGCAGGATTCTGACGTTGTAATAGCTCTTTACCGTGACTCCTATTATAATCCCGAGGACGCTGCCGAGATGGGAACGGAGGGCACCGCGGAACTGATCGTGTTGAAGCACCGCAACGGCCCCACCGGGACCGTGAACGTCGCGTTCGTGGACAGGTACACTACGTTCGGTGACCTTGCGCGGGAGCCGAACGCGGCTTCGCGGCGGTACGATCCTTGAGGGGGGGGGGGGGGCCCCCCCCCC